TGGCAAGGCGCACCATCGCCCGAGGATCAGGTCAAGGTGTTCGTCGATGCTGCGGGCGACATCGTCAAGGGGAAGGACTTCATTCCAGCATTCGATCTCGAATTTCCAGGCGGTGTGAAGAAAACAGGACGATCGATCTCGGAGATCGGAGATCTCACGGAGCGGTTCATCGTCGCGCTCGAGTCGGCCTACGGATCGCCACCCGTAGTCTACACGTCGAACGGACAGATCGCCGATCCCGACACTGGGCTCGACAACGTATCGATGCCGTTTCTCGCGCGCTGTCCGCTGTGGGTGAAGACAAGCTACGTTGTACCGGCTGATCAACCGCTCTACACGGGCACGGTTTCGTGGCCTCACATCGGACCGTTGGGATCTGATCCACACGACTACTACCGCGTGCCCAGACCGTGGGACAAGAGTGGTTTCTGGCTCCAACAGTTTCAAGGTGACTGCATTCGATTCCCGTCGACAAACTTGCAACCGTCCGCGTTTGCGCGAACCGTCGACGTGAACCGCTTTCACTATCTGAGCTCGTCGAGCGGCGTTGATCCACGCATTGTTGATGTGCAGAAGCGAATCGCAATTCTCGGTGGCTCAAGGCAAGGCCCACTCAACGCGACCGGAGTTTGGGACTCCGACACTGACGCCGCGGTCAAGAATTACCAGACGGCCCACGGTCTTCAGCCTGACGGCGTCATAGGCCCCAAAACCTTTGCTGCGCTCAGCTGGGAAAAGGTGGCGTGAAGATACATCTCGTCACGAAAGCCAACGGGGTTGGCCTATCGCGAGACATCGAGGTGTTGAAGAAGTTTCTGGGGGAGCTCGGCCATGACGTGGAGTACATGGACTGGGAGCTTGACAATCATCGAAGGAATCCAGAGGCCGATCTCAACATCTACCTAGAGCTCTTCGACAAGCGTTGGCTTCCCACGGCGCACTGGCACGTCGGCATCTTTAACATCGAATGGCTCGATGCGAGCTACCTCGAACACCTTCCCAAGTTCACGCAGCTGTGGGCCAAGAGTACGCAGCTCAAAGAGTGGTTCGAGCGGCGTGGACTCGCGAGCGAGTTCACCGGGTTTCTATCGCGCGACATGAACGATCCGACCGTGCTTCGTGAGGATCGGGCGATTCATGTCGTCGGCAACTCGACCGCGAAGGGAACCAACGCTGTGCTCGATGCATGGTCGTCGAAAGAGGCGATCGTGTTGCCGTCGCTCACCGTGATCTCCGGCTCGCCGATCGATCGCTCGTTCAACGGTCGGGTCTGGCAACAGCACGTCTCGAACGACACGCTCAAGCGCGAGATGAATGCAGCACGGTTCCACATCTGTCCGTCTGAGGTCGAAGGATGGGGGCACTACATCGCCGAGGGCCTATCGTGCGGGGCGATCATCGTGACGACCGACATGGCGCCGATGAGCTATCACGTGCGGCCGAACTACGGCCGGTTGATCGTGGGTGGGATAAGGCATCGCGAGCTCCACACGCGGATGTTCGTCTCGCCGACGCAGATCACCGACTCAGTAGCTTTCTTGACGCAGATGAGCCCCGATCAGCTCGGCTACATGAGCTATCTAGCCCGCAAGGCCTTTGAGGAGCATCAACGCTTCTTCAAGCTCAAGGCGGCAGAACTGCTCGCGAGACTCAAATAGTCGCAAACTTGCTTGACAGGATGGGAGTTTGTATGGTGACGGCGTGCTCTCCGTCGTCGTCGTGCCTTGTTTCCAGCGACCGGAGTTCCTCGCTGCGACCTTATCGCGAGTCGCGATGGCGCGCGGCGCCGAGGACATGCTCTACCTGTTCTCGCTCGATCGCGACCACGATCCTCGCGTCGTCGAGGTGATCAATGAGCTCATGCCCAGTGATCGGTTCCAGCGACGGATCGCCAAGCGCAAGCACGAGTATCGCGGCACGGCGTACAACTTCATGGAGACGTACCGCGACGCGTACCTCTGCAAGAGTGAGATCGTCTACACGATCGAGGACGATATCTTGGTCTCGGAGGACTACTTCGAGTTTCACGAGGCCGCGCACGAGCTCGACGACGAAGCGGTGTGTGTCTCGGCGTGCAGGAATCAAAATCTCGGCCGCAAGATCGAGCCCACCGAGAGCTTTTTCTCGGACATTGACTATGCCCGCACGAAGAAGCTCCACGACACGGGCGATCTGAGCGCGGTCTACCGCCACATCAGCTACCAGTCGATCGGCGTATCAATGAAGACCGATCTCATGTGCGCGTTCCTCGAGCACGCGTGCCGTGCGTACTACGACAACCAGATCGACTACTGCACGCGCGTCCTAAACGATCCGGATCTTCCCGCTGGCGCGGCTAGCCAAGACGGGCTGATCCATCGCGTGATGCGCAAAAACTTGTGGTGGACGATCTACCCGTTCGTGCCGCGCGCCTATCATGCCGGCTTCGTCGGCTTCAACCGTCGCAACGGGCGTCACCTCGCGATGCCGTGGCGCGAGGGGATGGAGCGGATCCTCGAGATGAGCGAGCGCGAGATGAACGCCGCCGCCGATCCCGAGTTTGCCGACATCGAACAGTGCGAGCTCGCGCGCTCGGCGCCTGCAGAGCTTCGCGTTGTCGAGCTGCCGTCTTCTATGTCGACGCGTGCGGAGAAACGCACGCTCTAGTTGGGAAATCGACCGTGGTTGATCAACTTGAGCTCACACGTGACGCTCGATCGCGAAGTTAGCAATAGGTGAGTGATCACACTAAATTTGCGCTAACTCGGTGATATCTCCTATGCTTTGTGTACCCGACAAGGAGATCTCATCATGGCGATCGCCGCAACCCTCGTGAACCAAGGCCAACATCGGCTGCGGTACTTGCTGATCTGCAATACGACCGGCACGACCACGCTCACGATCACGACGACCGGCGGCGCAACGCCGGATCTACTCACCGACTCGGCCGGTACGCACGGGACGATTCGCCAGATGGCGAAGGCGTTCACGCTCGGTTACGGTCTGTTCGCCGCTGGCGCGCTCACGCAGGCACAGAGCCGCGCGATCTGGCTCGCCGACAACACGGGCGCCAACCTCGGCAACATCCGCATCCAGCGGGCCATGCAGCTCCTCACGAAGCGCGAGGTGCTCGCGACCGAATGGCTCATCGATGCCAACGTCGACGGTGGTGGGCACCCCACACTCACTGTCACGGCGAACGGCACCGGTTCCTGCTACCTCGATATCGCAACCCCCGGCACGATCGGCGCCTGAGGCGCAAGGAGAACTCGTCATGGCTATTACCATCGCTCTTGTGTTTCAGGGTCACAATCGGCTTCGCTACTTGATGACCGCAGCCGGCGTCGACACCGGTACGATCACCTCGACGGGCGCGGCTTCGCCCGATCTGCTCACCGACTCTCTCAACGGACCGATCAAGAATATGGCCAAGGCCTTCACTCTTGGTTACGGCCTGTTTGCGGCGGGCGCCTTGACGCAGGCGCAGTCGCGCGCGATCTGGATGGCGGACAACACCGGCGCGAACGTCGGCAACGCCAACATCCAACGAGCTCGGCCGCGCTTGCTCAAGCGCACGACGATCGCGACCAATTGGCTCGTCGATGCCAACGTCGACGGCCCCGGCCATCCGACGATCACGGTCTCGGCCGATGGTGCCGGTACGGCGTACCTCGATCTCCTGGTCGACGGCGCGATCGGCGCGTGAGCCGTGCTCCTCGCAGCCACGATCATCGTGACAACGTGGGTGGTCGCCTGGTTCCTAGGCGGTTGCGATCGTCGACGTGGCTCTGGCGAGTAGTCACCAAGCCGACCGATCTAGATCTCCTCATCGTGCTCTACACGGGCGGGCTCATCGTCGAGATCGCGCGATTCAAGCAGCTGATCGAGATGCTCGGCTAGCTACTTCCTCGCGACGATATCGATCAGGCGGTCGAACATGACGCAGAGATCGTCGGATGCCTGATCGATCGCAGACGCGATGACGCAAGAGCCGATCACCGTGGCGCGAGCCTCTGGCGTGTTCGGAAGCGGCATTCCACGCTGGCGAGCGAGCTCGCATGCACGAGTAGGTCGCGCCTCGAATAGTCTCTGAGCTTGTTCCTCTCTCGATAGGATCCTTGCTGGTTCCGCCATCTTCATTTCCTCCTGAAGGCACATTCGCAGGCGTCTGTGGGCTCGTAGCAGATCGCGCATCGTAGGCTGCGAGCCGCGTACCGGATGATGAACTCGAAGAGCAACAGCACGAACGAGATCGCAACACCGATGATCAGGCTCACTCGAGGCCTCGCTCCTTGATCAGCTCGATCAGCACGTCACCGTGACACTGCTCGTGAGGTTTGCAGAAACAGCCAAGACGTTTACCGACGAGTTCAGGGAGCCGCTCGAGTAGCCGGGGCAGCATCAAGATCCGAGCACGGTACTTCGCGATCGCTTCGGTGCGTGAGCCCACCTTGATCACGCCAGGAACCTTCGATGTAAGGTGCGTGTACATGTTCCCCCAGATCGACCCTCGGCCTATGAATACGTCGTAAGGCTCATCGTTTCGGTTCACGCGAACGGTTGGCACTATCGACCGCTCGAACCGAATCCGTGATCACCGCGATCGGTGATCGAGAGCTCTTCAACTTCGACGATGTGCACACGCTCGGTGCGGACGAGCACGAGCTGAGCGATGCGATCTCCAGCGAGGACCTTGTATGGATCGTGTCCATGGTTGATCACGTTGACCTTGATCGAGCCACGATAGTCGCGATCGATCGTTCCGGTCACGGCGACGACGCCATGATCACGTGCGATGCCCGATCGAGGTTGCACGAACGCGCCGAATCCATCGGGGAGCTCGATCGTGATGCCCGTGTCGATGAGCCATCGCCGACCGGGCTCGATGAGGATTGAGTCGCGACCGGTCACCGCGTGGAGATCGAGGCCGATCGCTCCTTCGGAATGATACTCCAACGGGTAGCCACTCTTGTTGATGATGCGCATCGTCGTAGGGATCACGTATCCGTGTGGTTCATCCAAGGCTTCTTCGTCGTCGGGTGACGAGAGTTGATCGATCACAGTTTGTGGGATCTTGGGATCGTCTGCTCGCATCACGGGGGTGGGGATCTCTTCGTTGAAATCTTCCATCACCCCCAACGTACCAAACGACGAGGAGACTATCCGTTGCCGTGTTTCCGTATCCGCTTCGCAACCTGTCGAGCGTTCGCCTCGTTGATGAACGTTTGGACGTCTTCGTAGCGCTCGGGGAGCAACTCGAGCGCGCGATCTACTGCGTCATGTGCAAGCTTCGCCGCGACCGTTCGAGCTTGGGCGTATCCCTGATCGGTGCTCGGCTGCTCGTTGTAAGCCCACGTGTAGCAGATGTTTCGAATGAGCTCAGCGAGTGACAGGTTCTCGACCTGCGCTCGCTGCACGAGAACAGCCTCGAGATCCGGCGGCAAACGCAAGGAAAATGTTCTACAGGGGGGCATGGGGGTAAGACTCGGATAGCACTTGGATGCGTCCGAGTCTCCCCAGGCTTGGGTATAATTCCAATGATTACAGAAACAACCGAATGGTTTCGATAGTTTCCGATTCAATTCGAATAATTTCAATAACTTACCTTCAGCTTGACGCCGATCCGACGTCGGATTTCGTCCGAATTCCAGTGAAAACTTGACCTCAGGGGTGGGTATTTTTCGCAACACTATCCGAGTAAATTCGCATAAGTATCCGAATTTATTGGGACCGAATTCAGTAGATTTCTGGCACCGATCCAGCAATAATCGTAACCAAGATGTCGAAGGCCAAAACGAAGAAACCCCGCACGGTGCACGTCGAGTGTTCCACCCCCAACAATTATCGATGGCTTTGCCTGCACGCTCGTGGCGCCACTCTCACCGATGACGGCTTCGAGGTGACCAACGAGTCGGATTGGGCGGAGTCCCTGCAGGCGGCTAACGGTAGGGAGGTCAATTAGCCATGCGGACTCTTACCCTGATCCTCGTGCTCCTCGCCGCGTGCGGCGTCGATGCCCCCACGACGCCCGACGCGCCCGACGTGCCCCCGTCCATCGTGAACACGATCGACGATACCGCCGTGCCTGCCTTCCCCAACTTCGATTTGCCTTCGTGCGCGTCGCTCGGTTGCCCGCCGACCATGCCGCTCCTCTGCCGCTCGGGTCGCGGACCTTGCCTCTGTGACCCTGATAACGACGGCGACGCGATGCTCTGCAACCCGTTCTGAACATCAACACCAAAAAGGACACACTCCCATGCTCACCACCGACAACAAGTTCTCCGACGAAATCTCCTACGCCGATGACGTCGACGTGACGCCGCTGCCGCCCACCCCGGTCGTCGATCGCGCTCGCCAAGCGATCCCGACCATCAAGACCGTTCCCGCTCCGGTCGTCGCGCCGAGCGCTAACCCGCTCGTCAGCACCGAAGGTGCCCAGCGTGCCAAGAGCGACGAGCTCGTCGCCAAGTCGCTCGGTTTCAGCCCCACGCCGCCGGTGTTCGAGATCGGCACGCGCGTCAACGCGACCGGCGTGGACAACTTCCGGCGCTCGCGTGAGGACTGGGAGAAGCAGCCGAGCTTGCCGGAGCTGTCGCGCGCATTCACCGCGCAGATCGCGGCCGAGCGGCGCGAGGACAAGCTCGTGGACGCGATCGAGCTCGTCGCGCTCCCCGATGGGCGGCTAGGTCATCGCCCCGACCGCGACGCGTGGCTCGTTAGCGAGCGCGCGATGGATGGCCTCGCGACCCACATCACCCCGGGCGGCGCGAGCTACCTCAAGCAGTGCCCGATGGATCTCCGGGCGACCAACCTCAATCATTGGCTGTCGACGTCCAAGCAGTTGGACGCCCGTGCGAGCAAGAAAGCGGGCTCGGAGGTCTACAAGAACCGTCAGCTCACGCTCCGCACGCGCGCTCGCAAGGGTGGCAACCGTGAGGTGTTCTCGGTCGTGGGTCCGCGCTACGCCGCGTTCGACGTGGATCGCGTCGCTCGCGAGGCCGCTGAGGGTATCGGTGGCGACGCCCGCGGCACGATCACCTATAACGGCTACCGCATGACGCTGGATGCGGTCTTCCACAGCAACATCCGGCCGGAGCACGCGGTCGCGGGCGAGTTTTTCAAGGGCTGCGTGCGCATCAAGGCCGCTGACGACGGCTCGGGCTCGGTGAACGTCTCGCTGGGCCTCTGGCGCAACTTGTGCCGCAACCTCATCATCGTTGCGTTCGACAAGGTTCTCGTGGGCTCGCGCAAGCACATCGGCGCCGACACGATGCAGACCGACATCGCCGAGCTCATGGCCGATGCCAGCAAGCGCATTGACCTCATCGTCGGCAAGTGGAGCGAGGCGTCCACCGAGCAGATCCTCGAACGGTACGACCTGCAGGACGTGGACGACGTGTTTCGTGGGCTCGTCGTCAACGGTGCCATAAAGGCGACGGGCATCAAGGATGACGAGATGGTTGGACGCCTGCACCGCGCATGGGAGCGTGAGCCTGGCTACTCGAAGACCGCCATCCTGAACGCGATCACGCGCGCCGCGCACACCGAAGAGTGGCGCTCGTGGGCCGACACCGAGGAGCTCGAGTCCGCCGCCGGTGAGTTGCTGTACCAGCCGGTGTGGTCGCTGGATCTCGGTGACCGCAGCGCAGAGGAGCTTCTCGCCTAGAGTGCCCCTAGGTTGTGTCCCCTAAGGACACTCGGCGAAAACGGTGGTGCTTTGATCGGCGAGCAGCACCACCGTTCCCTGGGGCGGCATCCCTAGGCTGATGAGCCTGCCAACACGAACGAAAGGACACACACCCATGTTCGAGAACGAAACCATCCTTGCCAACAAGCCCGAGATCGGCTCGTTGCAGTGGCACGCGGACTACCTCGAGAGCTTTCGCAAACCGCTCCTCGCGTCGATGATGAAGCGCGCCGAGCCCGAAGGGATGACTCGCGTCGCACGCAAACTCACGACCGCTGACGGCTCGTTCGTCATGCCGGGCACGTTCGGTTACGAGCTCGATGGCCGGATCAAATTCCTGTGGTTCGGGGCACGTGACGTGCTCCTTTGGGGGATCGAGGAGTTCCAGGCGAACCCCGACGACGCTCAGAGTCGGCTGTACGCATTCCGTGCGCTCTTGCAGGTCAAGGGATACACCGCGACGCTTGGCGTGCTCTCGACGATGGACGAAGCCGAAAATCACCCGTTCGCCACGCGCGGCGACGGCTTCGACATCATCACTCGCGACGCGTACGACGTGCTCAAAAACGCGCTCGAAGCGGTGATCCGGGGAGGCAAGTAGTCATGCCGCAAGAAAAGATTGCCGATCGAATCCGCAAGTTGATGAAGCTCTCGGAGTCGACCAACGAGCACGAAGCCGCTCAGGCCGCGGCGCGCGCCGCCGAGCTGATGAGCGAGCACGACATCACTGAGGCGATGCTCAAGGTCGCGAACGACACCAACGAACCCGAGCCCAACGTTCCCGAGCGCATCGTCGAAGAAGGGATAGAAGATGGACTCACGAAGCAGCGCGTTGCGTGGCGCGATCGCATCTTGAGCGCGCTCGCCGGCTCGCTCGATCTCGAGGGATACTTCTCGGGCGGCAACCTCAAGGTGTTCGGCCGCGAGTCGCATGTCCAGACGTGGAAGTACGTCGGGATGTACCTCGTCAACGAGGTGGATCGTCTCGCCGATCAGGCGTGGCTCGAAAACGGTAAGGATCTCGCAGCCGTTGGGCAGGTGGCACGCCAGTGGAAGGGGGCCTATCGTCTCGGCGCTGCGGACGTGATCCACAAACGACTGTACGAGGATCTGTATGCGCGCCGCGCCAAGGAGCGCGAATACGCAAACGGGGAGGTGCCCAAGATGCTCGCGCCGAGCTCATCGCACGAGATTCGCTCGCAACACGCACTCGTGATCGTCAACAAGACGCTCGACGTGATCAAGCGCAATCGCGCCGAGGTCGTGGAGGAGTTCAAGAAGCGTAGCAAGGATCTCAAGCTCCGCTCGACGCCGAATATCGGCAACTCGGTGCGCAGCCGTTCGGGCTATTACGCTGGTCGCGAAGCGGGCGAGAGCGTGAGCCTTCGCGGCGGCGGAAAGGCGCTCAAGTCGTGAAGCTCGTCGGCGAACGCTCGTTGACTACATTCCATCGGCGCTTCCGTTGGCTTGACAAGACCGTTCGCCACGAGTGTGTGGCGCTCGCTCGGATCATGGGGATGGTGATCTGCACCGACGGCATTCTCGATGGGATCGAGGTGGAGTCGTGAAGCGCTTCAGCCAAGAACACGTCGAACAGACCGCCCGCGCGTTCGCGGCCGCGCAGTACCGCAACTTTACCTGGCGCCTGTTTGGTATCGACATTCGGAACGCACTCATCGACTCGCACGTGATGGAGGAGATCCGCATGGCGCACGTCGCTGACTCCACGCAGACGTTCACCGCGAGCGAGATCATCGAGTTTCGCGACGCCGTTGCCGCGTGCTTGGCCGAGGGTGTCGTACCCGCAAACACCCGCGCGATGAAGCGCTCCTTCAAGGTGGAGGAGTAGTCATGCGTCTACTCGGCGAACCCTCGCACACCACGTTTCACCGACGCTTCCGTTGGCTTGACAAGACCGGCCGACACATGACGATACCCAACGATTGGGCGCTCTGCGTGCTGCTCGGCAAGCTCTCGGTCCACTTCACCGAGCAACCGCTCGCAAGGAGCAAGTAGTCATGCTGACTAACCAGTGCCCCAACTGTTGGGGCGGTTCACGACTCGCCGACAACAAACTCCAACCTCGTCGCGATCCGCTCTGTAGGAAGCATCTACCACCCGAGCCCTACGAGGTGTGGGTCTCGCACGATCGACATGTTCTCGCGTGCCACATGCGGTTCAACGCGAGGTTCACGTTTCAGTACCGTGCGCTGCAAGAGGCTGACTGGTACCACGAGCGTGGTTATCGCGTCGAAGTACGTCTCAGCGAACCGGAGCGGAGGTAGCTCATGGCCCGTCGACGCAAACCGGCGATCTACGAGACGCTGATCTACTTCAACGGTGGCGGGATGTCGATCCGCTACGTGCAGGCGATGAGCCCCGAAGAAGCTCTCGCGATCGTCAAAGGGAAGCTCGCGAGCTCGGCCGCGATGGAGCGTGGCATCGCGAGCGAGAAAGCGAGGCGAGTGTGAAGGTCACTGCCGACACCATCACCGACGAGCAGATCCGCGAGCTGCACGACGCCGGGCTGATCGACTGGCGAGAGTATCAACGCGCAATACGAAAGCGCGATCATTCATTCGAATCGCCGGCTAGCTATAGGTCTATGCGCAAACGAGCACGCGCTCGCTGCGCTGAGATTTGGAACGCACGGGCGGTTAAGCCGTGACTCGAGCGATGGCGCTGACCTATCTCCGCATCGCCGGCTACCATGGTGATCGAGCACTCTGGACTCGCGTCTACGTCGAGAACCGCATCGGCTACCAGACCGCAAAGAAAGCGTGGGCCGAGGGTGAACGGATGAAAGCAAACGGAGTCGGCTGCACATGTGCCGACTGTCAATCCAAGGAGCCATCGCCATGAGCGATCGCCTTGCTAACCCATTCACCGCACCGCGTGTGCACTTCAGATCCGAAGTGAAGATCGATCATCCTAAGTTTGGAAAGATCACCAACACGTACTTCGCTTGTCGCAAGTTCAATGCTTCGCTCCGCTCAACGCGCGATTGGGCCAACGTCTCCTGCGCGCGCTGTCTTGCCAAACGCTACCTCTACGAAACCAAGAAATGAAAGGACACACAACCATGAAGCTCTATCGAATCCCATCGATGCCGTACATCGGCACGACAGCCAAGCAGGTCTACAAGCTCGAGGCACAAGCGGGCCCGCTCATCGACAAGGCGTTGCTCCCCTACATCGAGAAAGTGACCGGCGCTGACATCAATCTCGAGAACGAGCTCTACCAAGTTCTCATTCCCGAGGCCTTGGCCTCGATCCTCAATCGGTACGATCGATCGAGCGCGCTCGCTGCGGTCATCGGCTATCTACGCCACGAGCACGCGGCCGAAGTCTTTTGGGCCCCGGACGGCTCGGTACAACTCACAGTCGGGCCGAGCAACGCCTCGCTCGACATGATCGATCGCAAGACGTTGCCGCCGAAGGGGAGACGCTAGTGAAGACCGCAACCAAACCCGCAACCAAGATCGATGATCTTCAACTCGTCGCGCACATCGCGTTTCATCAGTACGAGGTCGGCGAGATCAGTCTCGTCGAGCTGATCGAGGCGCTTCAGGAGTGCGTGAACGCGCGTGCTGCTACCAACGGCTACGCCGAGCAACACGGGATGCCGTTCCCGAAGCGGGTGAAGCGATGAGGCTCATCAAGGGAACGTTCATCGGCGACAACGATGTGCCGAGCTACATCGGCGTGTTCGTACCCGATGGAGCCGACCACATTCGGTTCGTCGTCAGCGACGCAACCCAACCCGAGCGGCCTCAGGTGATCGTGCTCACCACCGATGCAGGCGATGCGCTCGCGCTCGCCAAGGCAATCATCGACGCAGCGCTGATCGTCGATCCTGGGTTGAACGTGGAGGCGATGCTGAAGACTCCACACGGAGAATGATCATGGACGGTCTTTGTCCAAACTGCTCGTCGAGTGAACACGCTGCGTGCTGCGCCCGTTGCGGCAACGTCTGTGAGGAGAACGCAACGTTTTGCAGCACGCATTCGGCTGACCGCAGCCACACGTCGCGGGCTGCGCGCAGTTCGTTCGCTCGCTCAAATCACCGTCGACAATGCCATCGACATGACGGGTGCTGAGCTCAGCGAGATGAAGCTCGCTATCGGGTGGCTCGACAAGCAACTCGCCAAGTTCAAGGATGATCTTCCGATGCCCTACGACGAAGTAGAATAGAGCCATGAACCAACGCAACAAGAAGCTCTACGGCCGTGCTCTTCGGGGGATCCTAGGCTACGACGGCTATGGAACTTTCGGCCAAACGAAGAAAGCCACCCTCTTCGTTGGCCGCGAGGTCGGGCTATCGACCGGACCCAAGCCCGAAGGAACGATCCTCACAGAGAATCAAGTCGTGGGCAAGGTGATGGGGCTGCGCGTCGAACAAGCCGGGCCCGCTGCAGGCGCCACGATCGTCTCTGCCAAAGGCGTCTATAAGGGTAAGCACGAGCCGAGCGTCAAGATCGAGCTCGTCGATACCGGCATCGATCGGGGCCCCAACGGCTTTCAGCGCAACGTGAAACAGCTTGCCGAGAACGTTGCCAAGGAGCTCGGTCAGCGCGAGGTGATCATCGAATGGCAAGACGGCAAGAAGACCACGACGGCGACCGCTTCGCCGGCCGGTGCGCCGTCTCCAACATCTCCCAAGTTCTGCGATTGGGTTCGTCGCAACAGCGAAAGCGCTCGATCGAATCCACAGGATGCTTGTTACGAACCTGAACGGAAGGCAAAGAAGATGAAGAAGCAATCTGGTTTTACTCTCATCGAGCTCATGATTGTGGTTGCAATCATTGGCATTCTCGCAGCCGTCGCGATTCCAGCGTTCATGGATTATATGAAGCGTAGCAAGCGCACCGAAGCGAGCTTGCAGCTCAAGTCGATCAGCGAGAAGACCAAGACCTATTGGATCTCGAGAAACGACTTCCCGCCTAGCTCGGCGACGGATCTGCCGGGCGCCGATGGTGCGGCATGTCCAAACAAGTTTCCCGTCGCCGCGCTCGCGCTGTGGGAAGCAGATCCAGCATGGGGCTCACTCGACTTCCACATCGACGAGGAAGCACTCTTCACGTATCACTTCACGAAGGTGAGCTCGACGGCTGCGAACGCAACCGCGGTCGGCGATCTTGATTGCGATAGTACCAAGATCAGTTACTCGCTCGATCTCGTATCGAACGGCGGAAATGTCGGCGGCAAGATCTACTCGCCCGATGACTTCACTCCGCCGCAGAAGGATTGAGCCGTGACGAGCAGCCAATGGTTCGATTTGCTCTGCGTGATCCTAGGTTCGGGCATCACGCTAGTTGCGATGGAGATTGCAGATCGAAGGGGGAGACGGTGAAGGTCGAGATCCTAAATGGCGAGCTAGACGCGCTCACCGAATGGCTTCGCAACCCGTTCCCAACGGGCCGAGACCTCGCCAAGGCCAAAGACATCGTCGATCGCATCGTGATGCGAGCGCAGACGCAAAAACTGTTCGAGGAGCTGCAACGCGCTCCGACTCGAGACATTCAACCGAAGGAACCAAAGAGGTAGTCATGTCGGAGTTTCCCGAAGAAGAGATCACCCAACCCGTTGTGTACGAATCGATCGATGACGTCTCGGAACGCTGGCGTATGGCGCAGCGACGCCCCGAGCCGGGCCCAAGGTGCTGCGCGCTCGGTTGCGTCGAGGAAGCCTACGTCACGCACGGGGTCACGTTGCCGTTCTGCTTCGCGCACGTGAAGGACGAGATGCTGATCGAAGCGTGGGAGGATCTGTGTCTCGCATCGCAACGCTGACTCGCATCGTGATCGAGGCGATGCGACTTGCCTCCCAGGCTCCCAGTGGTTAGTAGTAATAAGCTGGCTTATTACTAGAGCTGCAATCCATGTAATATTGAGGAGTTACGAAATGCTGATGATCGAGGTTTCCAACGCCGAGCTCGCCGCGCTCCGAGATTGGTTGAGCCGCTTCCAAATAGAACGGTCCCACGGAGTGGGCGTGATCTACCAAACGATCGCCAACATCGTGCAGCGAATAGACGAGTCAAACCCATCTACCGATCGCGAGCTCCTGGCCCACATGGCGACGGACATCTACGCGTCTCTCACGCCAGCGGCTTGCGGCGAAACGCTTCGGCCTTCCGAAGCCGCTAATCGAGCGATCGCAATCCTGACCGCGATCGATCAGTACCGAGCCAACCGGAGCGGCAAGTGATGCTTCTACACTTCATGATCAAGGGTGTTCGCTACCGGATGCGCGTAGCCAAAGTACATGAACATCCCGGCGAACGCGATCGCATAGAGAAAGCAACGCTCGACATGCTTGGCGACGTCAGTTGGCACCCTCTTCCCGACGGAAGTCTAGAGGTGCCATCACCAGAGTGGTTAATCAGGCGAACGCTGTGGAAGTATGACAGGGTGATCGGCGACACGATCGACCTGGGGAAGCTGTCATGAGCTGCGAGGTTAGGGGGCCTGGTTGGCTGCTGTTCGAAACGGCCGATACGATCGTGCTGCGGTTCAACAGCAAGCCGGATTCGAAAACGCTCTACGAGCTCAAGCAGTTCATGCGATGGAGCCCCAAACAGCGTGCGTGGGAATGCTCGCTCGATCCCAGGCTTCGCGAGCGAGCACTCGAAATCGCGTGGGAAGCTCAAACCTGGGAGAGCGTCGGCGAGCCGGAGCCTTCGATGTGGGACTCCGACGACGCGCCGGATAATTGGTGATGACGATCAAGGAAGCATTCGAAGCGTTCGCCGTGCTGCTTGAAGAGCGCTCGAAGGAATACGATCGCTACGTCGCTGAATCGCGATCGTCCTATCCAGGAGAGATCGGCCGTCTAGCTTCGGTCAACGATAGCCGCAAGGCAAACGACTATCGAGAGATCGCAAGCCTTGCTCGAAAGGTTGCCAAGCAGGTATGAAGCCTCTGACCTCAACCATGCGACGTGTCATCGATACGCTTCGCGATGCCGGGAGGCCCAAAACAGCTAACCAGATCGCATACGAGCTTGGATTCTGGACAGGCCAAGATGACGGTAGGCACTCGCACAACGGTCGCGCGATGGCACCAGCACAACGAGTGATCTTCCCGCTGATCGGGCTGATCAGTCGAGGGCTCGTTACGCGAACGACCCGAACCGACGGACTGTCAGGAACCGCTTTCATGATCACAGCAAAGGGCCTCGAGTATCTCGAGTGTGTCGATCTCTACGGTGGACGATACCCAGACGGAGCGACATGAAGTACCCAAGCGAGCTCCATCAGATCGTCTCCGAGAGTCCGCGGCTAGCTCCGTTGACCAAACGTAGCTACATCACGGCGATCAACAGGTGGATCGCGTTCGCTGGGCCTGATCCAGCTGGATGGAATCGGAACGTCGCGCACCGCTTCTACCTGCAACTCATCAACAGCGGGATCAGCGTACGGTCGGCAAACACGATGATGAACTCGCTCAAGTACGCCGCGAAATGGTGGGCTGATCGCTCGCCGGGCGCACGGATCGACTTCACGCACATCGAGCTCGCTCCCAATAGCCCGAGCACACCCCGTGAAGCACTCGATCCAACGCAAGCGCTCGCGATCCTCGATACCACGCTCGTCGGAACGCCGATCGACATCCGCGATCGCGCGCTGCTCGTGGTCGCGCTCGAGACGGGGATGCGTTCGATGTCGCTCGCTGGGATGTCGTGGGACGGCCTCAAGTCGAACTATCCTCGCTGCTCGGTACCGCTCAAGGGAAAGGGAGAGGTTCCCTACGACGTGCCGCTTTCAGATGCCGCGATGCTAGCGCTCGGTCACTGGCGAGCGTGGCTTGCCAAACACAAGGTGAAGGGTGGCGACGTCTGGCGTCGGCTGTTGCCCGGGATCGATCAGAAAGGCCTACGCGCGTACGAGATCAGCGACGTCGGCATCTCGCAACAGGCGATCTACAAGATGGTCGTCTCGAGGGCTGAGCGCGCTGGCTCAGGCCACGTGCACCCTCACATCTTCCGGCACACCTACGTGACGTGGAGAACCGAGCTCGGCATGCCCCTCGAGCAAATCATCTCGATGACCGGTCACAGCCCAAGCCATTCACTCGGCTCGGCCGGCGGCTACATGGATCGAGGCCGACTCGGCGCGATCGCACGCCAAGTCACGCCCGAATGGCTCGCCAACTGGTGTCAAACCAACTGTCGATGATCTCCCTGCGATGTGAGAAAGTTGAAGGGTCATGATCATCAAGCCGCGTAAAGGCGCACCGCTTACCAAGCGCGAGCTCGAAGTTGCTCCGCTCGTCGCCGAGGGGTTGAGCAACAAGCTGATCGCGGATCGGCTCAACATCACCGAGAGCACCGCGCACTATCACATCGAGCAGATCCGCACGAAGGTCGGCGCCTCCAATCGTGTGCAGGTGGCAGTATGGTGGGTCTCGAAGAGCTGGAACGCGGCCTTGACAGCCTACCGAAAGGGTAGCGTCGACGAATTGCTCTCCGTGTTCCGGGAAGCCGTCTATGAACGAGGATGATCGATTCAAGTGCGCGACCGCGGCACTCATCGCAGCGGGCGTCGAGAAACGGCCTAGCGAAGCGGTCGCACAGTCGCTCATCGACGCGATCACGATGCTCGTGATCACGTACAACGATCCCGACGTCGCGATGACCTCCGTCATCAACGAGCTAACGAGGCTTGTGGACATGGGATCCCTGCCCGACCTCAAGATCGCGAACGACGCCGCCGTCAAGAAAGCCGGACGATGACTACACCTGAAGCCGACGCGATCGCGCTCTACGCGATCGGAGCTAGAGACTGGCTCGATTTCATCGAGATGGTCGCCCAACCGAAGACGATCTCTCTCAGGGGCCTAGAGCTCCTTCGAGACATGCTCGCGACCAAACGTGAGGGGACCGACAACGAGCTAAATGCTCTTTTGCTCCCCATCGTGATCAAGCAGATCGCAGTGCGAGTCGCTATGGTAGACGCTGGTCTCCTCCCTCGATCGTAAGATAGTAGGGTGGCAGACAGGCGACGACTTCCCTCCGAGCGATCGGGTCTCAGCCGGAAATTCAAGATCCCGTATCTCCTCGAAGACGGCACGCAAACCAAGCTCAAGTTCTACGTCACGGTGGGGCTCTACGAAGATGGATCGCCGGGCGAGATCTTCATCCGTGGCGACCGCCTGGGATCGTTCATGTCGGGGATCCTCGACACGCTCGCCGTGATGATCTCACTTGGCTTACAGCACGGTGTGCCACTCGAGACGATCGTCGAGAAGATGCGCTACGCCAAATTCGAGCCCGCCGGGATGCTGCCTAAGGACCAAGAGATCCGCTCTTGCACGAGCGCCGTGGACTTACTGGCCCAGTGGATGGAATTGAAATTCATCAAGAAGAAAGAAGTTAGCCAGTGAGGAAGAAGAGCAAGACCGATTCCGGGTTCCCGATGAGTTCCGTTGACCCGACCTTCATCGACCCCGAATGGATTTTCGAGACGGTCTTGACGAGCATCGATCATCAGGACTTCGAAGGAGCAGAGCTCTTCGTGGAATGCCTCGATCTTGAGCTCGTGCAGCCATATGCCGTGCTCGGGCTGCTCGATCTGTTCAAGCAGCATCAACATCGGTTGCTCGATCACGAGGCGTTTCTCCGACGCGCCGAGACTAGGCTTCACAATGCGTTCGGCGATCCGGCCCACGTCGACAACCTCATGCGAGCTAGACGATGAGCTCAACGGTCAAACTCGAAAAAGCTCTCGCGCTGTGCAACGCCGCTGGGATGCCGTACCGACGATCGAAGCCAGAGGATTGGGGACAGCTAGGCAGTGTGTACAACCATCGAATGGCTCTCTCCCACTCTTGGAATGGGCACGAGCTGATCATTTCGACCAAAGAGGATTCAACGTGTCCTAGAGATGGTGACGACATTCTCCACGAGCTTTGCCACTGGCTCGTATCTCGTCGGAGACGTCAACCCGAGTTTGGCCTCGGATCAGCGCCGTACGCTGACGTCCATCGACACTACGATCAAAGAGACGACAGCACCAAAGCTCAACGCGAAGAGGTTGCTGTGTGCGTCCTACAGCTCTACTTTCTACGCTTCATGCATCTGCCTTGGAGGCCACAAGCCGATGATTTTTCGCTCGGTCCTTACTACGTGAGCTCCAAAAACTCGCCCAAGCCGTGGGACAAATTCATCAACGATCGATTTGAGTATCCAATAGCTGACACCGAATCTCTTTGGAGCTCTAACCAGCGACTCGAGAGACGCGGTCTGATCAAGGTCGCCCGCAAGCTTGTGAAGGCTGTAGCGTGACCGAGGTTCGCTGCAAGGTCTGCCATGAACGCGTGTTCGTCGATGATCGAGGCCGCGTGTTGATGCACACCCACAAGAGTTTTGTGAAGCCTCTTGTCTGTCCGGGCAGCACACCGGGCGCGAGACCAAAGTAGATGCTGATCCGATTCATCACTTACGGTCTGATCGGTTGGGCGCTCGAGATCGTGTTCACGGGGATTCAGCAACCCTACGAGAGCAATCGGATCAACGATTGGCGACTCGAGGGGAAGACGCAGCTGTGGACGTTCCCGATCTGGGGCTCGCTCGTGTTCCTCTACGAGCCACTACATCGATTTCTCGCGCCGGTCGCTTGGCCGATCCGTGGACTCGTCTACGCAGAATGCTTCATGCTCGTGGAGCTCATTGCAGGGCTCGTGATCAAGTACGTGATCGGCCGAATCCCTTGGGACTACAGCAAAGCGACGCCGCTACACGTCGCCGGAGCAGTCCGCTTAGACTACCTTCCGCTGTGGTTCGCCGCGGGCATGCTCCTTGAGCCAGTTCACGATTTCCTAGTGTCTGTGGTACCCTAGCTGGGATGCTGATGGCACGTCTACACGGTCTTGGAACGGCCATATCGATCTTCCCAACCGGGGCCAACAGCCAGTTTCCAATCACTACGCTCCCTACCGGTGGAGGTGGTGGCGCTGGTTGGACGACAACGACACCGACGCAAAACGTGACGAGCTGGCAGTTGCCGCCGCAGTGCCCGACCGGTCAGGTGTGGGATCCGGCGAGCTCGAAGTGCGTGCAGTCTCAACCGTGCCTCCAGACGCGCGCATGCCCGACTGGTTCGACGTGGGACTGCAACAAGATGGATTGCGTAGACACGCGGATGTGTCCGTTGTGTCCGGCCGGGATGACGATGGGTCCGCCGCCCGGACCGTGCTGTGTGCCGATGCCGGCGTGCTCGTCATGCGACGGTGGCATGATGGTCTGCGGCAACAATCCGCAGCCCGGACAAACGTGCTCGTGCAAGGTGAATGGTTGGCAGATGCAGTGCATCGTTCCACCGCCTGATACGAGCAGCGGAGGTGGTGGCGGCGGCGGAGGGGGATGCTTTCAGACGCACGCGTGCACAGGCGGCACGCATTGGGACTGCGCGATCGGGGACTGTGTTGCCGACGTTATCGTGTCTCCTCCACCCCCACCCCCAACTGATGGTGGCGGCGGCGGCGGAGGAGGTGGCGGCTTCGTTCTCGACCCTAACGGCTTCACCTGCCTATCGACGAGTCTACTCTCCAACGGCTTGTGCCCAGGCTCCTCGAGCTCGCAGCCGACCGACAGTGGTGGAGGAACGTTGCCGCCCGCTGGGCCCGGCGTGGTCGTGACCTCCGCGCCTCCTGTTCCTGTGATTGCTGATGCCGGATTCAAATGGCCGTGGTGGGCTCCGTATGCTGGGCTCGCCGCTGCCGCCGGTATCGTCTTGGGATTCGTCCTGCACGCACGAAAGTAGGTCTTCATGCTGTTCGCTACCTCTACAGGTCTGGATCCAACCATCATCGATCCGCACGCGTTCGATCCCGATGCGTGGGGAGCTCAATCGCCGTACGACACGCAGCCAGCGGTCGCGTCGGAGTGGGGAACCAACATCGATCAGTCTGGACTGCTCACGCCGGGCGGCGTTCCGATGATCGATCCCGTGCCCAAGCCGCCGACGCCGATCGTCGGTCCGCCGCCCGCGGGCCCCGCAGCGGTTCCGGTGCCACCACCGATGCCGATGCCGATGGTCGCGATCAGCACCGGAATGCCGTGGTGGTTGCCGATCGGTGGGCTTGCAGCCGTCGCGGGCGTCGTGGGGTTGCTCGTGTGGCGGTCACACCGGTGAGCGGCGAGCGCACCTACGTGGCTCCGCAGCCACCATCGCCGGGGCGCATCGTGCTCTACTTTTTTCGTGGACCAGATCAGACGGTCCGCAACCGTCCGGCGATCGTCACCTCGATCGTCGATGTTGACATGATCAACCTTCACGTCTTCTTCGAGCCCGGTGATCAGGTCAACGATCCTTACGCGATGAGCGTCTCAGCTCACGCCGAAGGCCCTAATGGGCCTTTCCATGCGCACACGTGGTCGTGGCCACCAAGGGTGTGAGAGTTGGCCAAGTCGTTCGCATCCGATTCAGTCACCATCGGATCGCCCAAAATCGTTCACGGCTCAGATCTTCCTATCCTTGGGGCAGGAATCTCAGCACCGATCGGATCACTCTATATCTGCGATGCGGATGGAACACATTGGGCCAAGGCCAAGGGCGGAAACAATATTTGGTCTCCACTCGGCGCAACAGCAGACGCAAACAACGGAGACACTGTCACGTTGGTAGCCGGAACGCCCGTAGTGAGCGTAGCTGGTATGTTTCGACGCGCCGACGCATCGTCATCTAGCCTATCAACGGTGACCGGTCTAGTCATTTCAGATGCTGACCCAACGTTGCCAATGCAGATTATGCCAACAGGATCTCTTGAGCTCCTCCCCGAACAATGGGACGTAGTCACTGGAGATACTGGAGGACTGATCCCGAGCGCTGATTACTACTTGGACGCAATTCTCGGAAGGATCACCACAACACCGCAGACCTTGCCAGGCCGATCGGTGGTGAACATTGGCCACGCTGTTTACCCAGAGTTGATGATCATCGCCATCTCACGGCCGATTCTGCTTTAGCAGAAGCTTCGGGTGTACACTTTAGGACATGGCCGTACGCAAACCTCTCGTCATCGTCAACGGACAAATCCAGCAACTCCAGTCCGGTGACACGATCTCCGATCAGGACACGGAGTTCAACCAGGTAAACGATGAGGCGACCTCGATTGTTTGCGGTACCGTCGTCTACAACGATGCCGCAGGTGGCGTGAAGAAGGCCCAAGCGAACGCGGCAGCGACCGCAAAGCCGGTCGGTCTTGTCGCTCAAGTCCCGAGCATCGCGAACGGCGTCGCCGGCGCCATCTCCGAGCAAGGCATCTTGACGCTCACCACAGCGCAGTGGGATGCGGTTGCCGGCACGACCGGCGGGCTCGCGTTCAACACGAAGTACTACCTCGATCCGGCTACTGCTGGAAAGCTGACCTCGGTGGCACCGACGACCGTTGGTCAGTACGTCGTCGAGCTCGGCCAGGCTCTATCGACGACCGATTTCAAGATCAACATCCAGACGTCGGTTCTCCTCTAATGGCAACCCGGCTTCCTATCGTCGTCGCAACAGGTCAGCTCGAACAGCGACAAGCTGGTGACAGCATCGACTGCGGAGTCGCGGTCGGATCGTACGCGCCCGGTAGCTTCACGCTCGCGGACGGCCAGTACGCACGCATGGTCAAGGAGCTTCGGCTCGTCGGCGCCGATCGTGCGACGCTTGCGGGCGACTCGCGCCTCGTGATCGAGGATTGACATGGCCGACATTCTCCTCGACAACCAAACCGTCCCGACGGCGCCGGCTGCGGGCAAGGCGATCTTGTTCGTCGAGACGGGCGGCAAGCGTTTCAGCGTCAAGAATGATGCTGGCGCGATCGCCACGCTCGGTGGCGCGATCCGCAACTGGAACACCGCAGACGTCGTCGCTAACGCGGCCGACACGTACATTACTGGCTCGAATCTTGTTGTACCAACCGGAGAGACCCTGCAAGTTGGAACGGTCTTCCGTTGGAAGATGTGGATGACGAAGACCGCAGCGGGTGTTGCTACGCCAACGTGGATCGTCCGCATCGGAACGCTCGGCACCATAGCAGACGCGGCGATCTTGACGTTCACGGGACCTGTTCAAACCGCAGCTATCGACGCGGGGTTTGTCGAGATCATGGCTGTCCTGCGCAACGTGGGTGCTGCAGGCATTCTCGCTGGTGGACTAGCACTCACGCACAACTTGGGGACCACAGGGTTTGCAAACAGCAACACCCCAACGTTGCAGGTGACCTCATCAGGGTTTGTTACGACGACGGCCGGTCTCATTGTCGGCCTCTCCGTGAATCCCGGTGCTGCAGGCGTCTGGACTCATCAGGTTGTGTCAGCCGAGATGCTAAATATGTAGCTACGAGAAAAGTCTCCTCAGGGCTTGATACGATGGCTAGGTGACGGACGGTAACGAGATCTGGATCTTTCACTTCGGCCAAATGATCTTCGTCGTCGGGAACGAGCGGATCGGAATCGGCCTCCAAGTAGCAGCGAAACAAGGCGACACCTCACCCGAGGTTCTCCATCGCCGACGTCTAGCGCGTGCCTCTTACTACCGACGTTGGCGAGCTCAGAACCAAAAGAGGGCTGCGTGAGACAGTGATGGGCCCCGTATTCGAACCGATGTTCTTTGTCGAACTGTACTGTTGTGGTCGAGACGACGGCTACTTTGGTCCAGTAACATGGAGCGAGGCTGACTCGTTTCGCGAGGACTATTGCACAGGTCCCGGTGTTGGTCCCAGCGGTCACGATCGAGTCGGAATCATCATCGCGGATACAACAGGATCGATCTGGCCCGTGCCGATCTGGAGGTACAAGCGATGAGGTACTTGATCCTCATCGCGATCACCGCATGTCATCAAGCCAAGACGACCGAAGTGTTGTCGGTCGCGATCACCGCGTGGCCCGCACCACTCAAGCCGAGCTGTGATCTTCCACCTGTGCCGAGTCCATATCTGATCGTCGGCTTTCCCGTCGAACAGAAGATCTACGTCACCGCGTCCGACCTTCTAGGCCTCGTGGACTATCAAGCCAAGCTCAACGCCTGGGCACAGGACGTTGCGATCTGCCTAGCCAAATTCACGCAACCATGAAGCGATTGATCTTCGTCTTGCTCGCTGCGTGTACTCGATGGGTGCCTGTGGTCGTTCCTCCACCACCCACAACCTACGAAGTAGTTCGCGTCATCGAGATCGACCTGATTGAAGGTGAAGATCTGATCGAGGCGTTCCGCGAGGTATTCTTTCTATGCTTGGTCTGATCTACTACTTCGTCGCCGTTTGCTTCGTGCCGATCGTTCTCGAGGTCATGCATCGGCACGATCGCAAGCAATGGCAAGGTGTGCTCGAACGCGAACGCATCATGCGCTACCAGCTCCAACAGGACTACGCGGATCTGTGGAAGGCCGCGCGGCGGCGCGCCGAGCCCAACCATAACTTCGAGCTCAACTGACCGTGGTAGAATCGTTCGCATGAACGCGCGAGGCGAGCGAATCCTGATATTCGGAGATTCTCTCAGCCATCCAGGCCCAGATAACGGCCCAGAAGCATTCGAGATTACCCAAGACTCGAACCGTGTGAGCTCGGCGCCCGGCGATCTACTTGGTTCGCTCCTACTCGAGCAAGGAGCCGAGGCTGTGAGGCTCGACGCGCGCGTAGGACGCTCAGCATGGAACTTTTGGGGCCGAGAGTCAGCGAATGACCTCATCGCAGCTGACGCTGCCTGGGGGCCTACCAAGGTCGTGGTGATGCTCGGGACGAACGACATCGGGCTCCAAGGCGACGGCGAGCGGCAAGCGATGCAAGCGATCAAAGACGCCTACGAGGCGATGGGCGCCGAAGTGTGGGCGATCGGGCCGTTCACGTACACCGGTCAAGGCGGACACCTCAACCCGGGCGCCGAAGACGTCGCCTCGATGATGAGCGACGTGTTCGGTTCACGGTTCATCGACGGCCGACCACTCTCGGTGAACGTGGATCGCGCTCGTGATGGCATCCACTTTCAGCCAACCTCCGCGATGCAGACGGCGTACAACCTCGCCGACGCGCTCATCTCGAGCTCGTCGAGGCCGCTCTGGCAGACCGTCTTGATCGGCGGCGCATTGATCGGTCTGCTCATCGCGGGCGGAACGTGGTGGAAGAAACATCGAGCTCTCCGCGCTTGATCGTATGATCGCTAGGTGATCAGCTACTTCGATTTCGGCGCGCATCGAGGCATCAAGGCAGCAGAGTACGCGAAGCTTGTGGAGATGTCCGAGGCGTTCCTCTACGAGCCTAACCCAGCGATCAAGACGGCCAAGATCCCAGGCGTGCCGACGGAGATTCATCAAGCCGCAGCTTGGGACTCCTACGGCCGTGAGCTGCTCTACGTAGGTCAAACCGACGACGCGACTGGTAGCTCACTGCTCAAGGAAAAGACGACCGGCGATCTCGACAAGAAGCATCCGATCATAGTTGCGACGTTCAACGCCGCCCAGATGCTCCTGAGCGCGTCGATGTGGGCCAAGGATCCAATCGAGATCAAGATGAACATCGAGGGAGCCGAGTATCGAGTGTTTCGACGAATGCGTGAGCTCAAGGTGCTTGAGAACGTCCAGATCAAGGCGATCCACCTCTCGCTTCACTCCCACAAGCTCGACATGAGCAATGACGATGCATGGGACGCCGATCTGAAGATCGTGAATTACCTCGTCGAGAACGGATTCAAGCTCGAAGGTCGTACGGACACCCAACCATCAAGCCCATTCGGTCAGGGCTTCACGACGTGGCGACGCTAGCAGATCGTCGTGCCTGGGATCGGCGTGTACCAGTCACTGCAGAAGCTATCAGGCTGACAGGGAATCGACTTGGTCCCATAGAAGAGCGCGTAGTTAGGTTCATGACAGATGCCGAACGGAGCGTGGTTAGCTTCGTAGTAGATGCAGTTGGAGCAGTTGGCTCCACCCTGGGCGACCGGCATCGCGGGATGATGATGCTGCGGCAGATGAAAGCGGCGCTTCATCGCGGGGTCAAGATTGATTGCACGCGCGTTCCGACCTTGCAGCGACCACGCTTCCAGTGACCTCTACCAGCTGGGCAGCAAATCACCGCACGCTTCCCCTTGCCGAGCTTGATATTTCTGAACGAACCGCGGGCACATTTCTTGGGCGAAAATTGCCTCGAGCGGATCCAGTTAGCTGTAACGTCTCGAAGGGGCATTGTTACCTCCGAAGCTTGCCGCGCTCTTTGGGCATGAATGCAAAGACGAGCGCACCGATCGCGACGAGCCCACCCATCAAGATCGCCGGGCCGAACGAGTCGGAAACGCCTTGCAGGTGAACACCTGCGGGCATCGGATACGCCATCTTGGTGTAGCCAAACTGTCGGCTAGCGAAGCTACCGCACGGCGGTAGACCACAAGCCGGATTCGAGCAGTCAGGCTCCGGGCACGTTCCCTTGATACGCGCCATCGGTCGTGAGGCGAGCTTGCGAAGGAACGACGCGAACGAGAACACAGGCAAGCCGAGCGTGCCGTGCATTCCCGTCTGAGTCATCTTGTGTGCCTCTTTCGGCGTGAGGCGACGTACGACCTTTGTGCCGGCGCGTTCGGCCAAGCACGAGTTGTCGTAGATCCGACCGTCGACAGCGAGCACCGGCATGTAGTCGGCCGAGCACGCGGCACGTTCCTCGACGACGAAGACCTCAGGGCCGTAGCTCCAAGGTCCGGGGTATCCCCAACCTCCGCCCCAACCTCCGCCACCCCAATGACCGCCACCACCGTGGTGATGACCGCCGCCACCGTGGCCCATGCATCCATTGCAGTACAGCATCAGCGTCTCCTTCGTGGACGAGCGCGCATCGTGTAGACGTGATGCTTCCCGTATTTGTAGTGGCAAACCTCAGAAGTCGAGAAACGCGTCGACGCTACCAACGTAGGATCGTACTTGCCGCCGATCTTGGTGATCCTCGCACAGTGATCCACGCGAGGAAGCTTCCGACCTTGCCGCTTGAGCGCCCGCGACAACGCGAGGAGCTGTTTCCTCGACAGTCGATCGATCTTCCGTCCGTCGAAGAGCTTGATCGATCGGCTCATCGATAGCCTGCGACTTTCTTCGCGTGCGCGATCTCTCGGCCTGCACGCTGGCAGTAGCCGTGCCGCGCAGAATCAGCGGCGAGCCGTAGAACGTGATCGAAGAGCGGACGGAACCGCTTGAGCGGCTTGTGCGAGCGCTTCACCGCTGCGATCTTGGCGTCGATCGCTGAGAGGTTGCAGGCCTTCATCGGCGTCTCCTACGACGTCGACGCGAGCCAGAGAGTGCGCCGTAGCTGCGTCCACGGCGACGAGCTCGGCCGTCGCAGACTTCGATCGGCGTGATGCGCGAGCCACGATAGCGACTCTGCAGCGCGCGCGCGGCGCTTCGGCTCGTGAGTTGACCGAGCCGCGTGGTCGCCACACCGGGAACCGAGAGCGTGACCTCGTATTCGGTCCGGCAAGACACGGCTTACCGCCGCTTCTTCTTGCCGCCGAGCGCGCGACTCGCGAGGTAGACGCCGATCCCGAGCCCGCCGATCAGGAGGAGCGGGTTGCCGGTGATCGTGTCCATGATGCCGCCGAGGCCGGAACCGTGAAGGTTCGGGAACGACGGCAACGGCACGTTGCGCGCGACGGTCGTGGTGGGCCACGGAGCGCAGACCGCACCGGGCGGACACGACGTGAACCGATAGCCAGGCGGCGGCGGACGCGTCGGAAGCTGCGTCGTCAGCACTGGACCGATCGGATACTCGGCGATCGGCACGCCGAGCTGAGCGCCGGAGAGGAACTTGGCGTGCATCGTCTGCTCCTGCAGGTGATGCAGCGTACTGCCCCAGGTCATCGGGTGGCCGAGCGCGCTAGAACGGATGATCGACTGCCCAGCGGCGGGTGGAGCGATCGTCGAGTGACGAGCCGTCTCGTAGCCTAGAACGTCACCCCATGTCGGAGGCGAGCTCTGGTCGTACGAGAACATGCTGCCGAGGCCGGAGAGGAACTTCGCCGGGGCGCTGATGACGGCGCCGAGCAAGCCCTTGACGCCGCCCGACGCTTGTCGCGCGTGGCGGCGCATCATCCAGCGGAATGGTGGGCGCGTCATGCCAATCTGAGGACCTGACAGATCCATGATGTAACTTAGTGACATGACTCACCTTTTCCTTCGACGGTGACCGGACAAGCCGAGTTTGCGCTTGATCCCACCTCCGAATTTTTGCCACCCGAAGTAGCCGAGCGCCGTCGAACCGGCGAGCACTGCAAGCGTCATCATCCAACCCGGGATCGAGTCGGTGATGTCGCCGAGCGCGCCGGTGAGGCTCTTCGCCTGGGTCGGGACGACCTTCCAGTACCACGAGCCGTACGTGCCGGGGATCCCCGCGTACTGCACGCGCTCGACGCGGTTCGGATCGAACGGGTCGAAGAAGGGCTGTTGTTCGTAGGTTTTGATATACGTGCTCACAAGACCTCCAGTTGGAGATCGCGTGCATACCAACGCCTAGTCGAATTCAGCCCACGCGCCGCCGAGCTCGACGGCTACGTATCACCGACGGTGCTTGCGCGACTTGCGGTGCTTGCGGCAATGTCCCTTGCGCCTGCCACGACTTACAAGACCGAAACGGCAATGCTTTTTCTTAGCCATCTGAATTTCTCCTTTGGGTCAGATCGTCAACCAACAAATGGTCGCACACGCTTAGCCCTAGGTCAAACGCTTGAGAAATTCGATAAATTCGCTCACCGTCTTGGCGCTCTTGGATTGGTTACAACGCTGACAAGCCGGTCGATAGTTGGCCGGCCAGTTTGTGCCTCCACGAGACAGCGGGATCGCGTGGTCTAAATGCTCGTAGGGACCACCACAATACGCGCATCGACCACCATAAAACGCGATCCGGTTTTTGATCTGCTCAACGGTGGCCGAACCTCTAGCGTTTCGCGCGTTCCATCGATAACGAGCAATCAACAATTTGGCTCGCTCTGGATTCTTCCTTCGCCAAGCTTTGGCGTAGGCTTTTTTGGGCTCTGGATTCCTACGATAGGCAAGATGCTTTAACACTCTAACCCTATCAGGATGAGTGCTAATCCACCATTTACTATAAGCCTTAGTCTTATCCGGGTAACGAAGTCTATATCTCCTCGATTGATTGCGGTGCGTCTCTGGATTGGACTTATACCTTTCACGATCCTTGGCACGCGCCAATTCAACATTACGAGCGCGTAACTCACGAGCATACGCTCTGTAGTGTTCACGATTGGCGGCGCGACGTTCTCGTTTCTGAGCGTTCACGAGATCTTTGTTGGCCGCACGCTTCTCCCTCTTGCGCGCATTGATCTCATCCTTTCGAGCTTCTCGCCACGCTTTCTTGTAGGCCCGATGTTTCTCGATGTCGCGTGCATACAAAGCACGCGAGGCTGATTTGTACTGCTCAGCCCTTGCGGCCTTGCGTGCCCGACGCTTAACTAGATCAGGACGATCGCTAGCCACACCAAACCTAGAGGTTCGAAGATCGAAATCGGTGAGCAACACTCTTGATGTGCGAGCCCCAAAACGCCTTGATCGCGTCGAATGCATCCTCGTCAGTGTTGTACTCTCTCACGATCGCAGGGAAAATCGAGCGCTCGAACTTCCCACTCACGTATATCGCACGTCCAGCCTCAGCTTGTTCGAGTGAACGCTGCGCAAGTGACACCGCGTAGCCAAGCTCGAACGCGGCTCCGAAGCTGTGCGCTCCGTATGGCATGAGCAGCCAGAACAGTGGAGCGCGCTCGATCTGAATGAGATCACCGACCGCGTAGCCGGCTCGGGCAAGCGGATCACCGGTCGGGTTGGCCGCACCAACAGCGCCGATCGCCTCAGGCCACGAGCACGTCACGCCGATCGCAGCGGCGCGCAGCGCGTTCATCCATTTCACAGCCCGATCCATTTCTTGAGAGCTCGCGGCGACGTAGATCATAGTGCCGTCACGATCTCAGCGGCTCTCCACTGCTCTTCGACGTCACCTAGACGTTCGTCCATCGTTTGCTCGTCTTCGATCCTAAGGTGAGCATCAGAGACGATCGCGTAGTAGAGCTGTCGCCAGAATTGGGCGACCTCTAGATCGGGATGCTTATAGCCGAGGATCTCGGCTGCGTGCATGAGATGAAGCTGGAAGTGGTGAGGGAGCTCGTCGACGTGTCGAAGATAGACGCCGACAAACTTATCGAGGTGCCCATCGCACTCACCGGTGCCGTGAAGATGCAATGGACCTGTGAACGAGCCGCCACCTTCCTCGTATGGATCCCATCTCACCTTGGAGTCGAATGCGCAGATCATGAACGATCGTCGCAGATACCGCAGCAAGACCTTGACCGGATGATCCTTGCGAATGCCGTCGGGCCCACGCACTGCACAGATCAGAACTGACTGCATCATGAACGTGATGTCGTTCGTCCAGTCTTGGAGAACCGATCGGCCTGCCCCCTTGCTGTATCTCATTACCGATCCCTCCGAGGAACCTGCTTCTTGAGCTGCTCGAGATTACGAAGAGCTGCCGCCCGTAGCTTCTCGTTGCCGGTGTACGTTGCCGATTTGATCGCCTCGGTCATCCACCTAATGTCGTGCTCCTTGACACTTTCTCCAGTCATGGCTTTCTTCCCCTGATTAACAGACATTTTTTCTTGCCTCGACTAGAGGCCTTTGCGCTCACTGCGTGTCGCTCGTCAATCTCTTCAATGTGCGCCCACTTGTAGATCTCACGGATGAACGGTGTGTCATTGTTGGTCGCCCACACTTGCGCGCCGGTCGAAGCAAAGAACTTGAGCTCCTCAGCGAGCGAGAGTTGCTCGTCGCGTGAGAATCCGCTGCCGTCGTAGTCATCGAACATCGAATCGTAGGGCGGATCGGCATACACCGCGATGTGCCGAGCGTCTTGCTCGCGCCAACGAGCTAGCGTGAGATGGAAATCGCCATCACAGAGCGTCGTCTGGCCGGAGCGCAGATATGTCGAGTAGCTCTCGATCTCCTCGAGCGACAGCTGACGTGGGTTCGTGAGATCACCCCACGGCACGTTGAAGAAGCCCTTGGAGTTGGTTCGCCAAAGTCCGTTGAAGCAACGAGCGTTGATAAACAGCGCATGCGCCGCCCGCTCACACCACATCAACCGATTCTGTCGGATCATCTCGTTGAATCGTGCACGCGCTTGGTAATAGCCATGCTCGGAGTTGCCGTACTTATCTTCTAGCTCGCGAAGTGCTTGGTTGAGCGGCACGGGCATCGCGCGCAGGCAACGCCACACATCCATCACGACCACGTTAACGTCGGAGAGGATTTTGATTGGGATCGTCGGTATCGACAGCGCGATCGCACCACCACCTAGAAACGGCTCGATGTATACGCGTGCCTTGCTTGCTAGGATCTCGGGTACGAGCTTGCTAGCCAGCCATCTCTTACCCCCCACAAAACGCATGAAGGGATCAAGAGGTTTGGGCGGCGCTGGCAGTGCATTTTTCGCAGCGGTGTTGCGCATCCCTAGCTCCAATGTCTGAGACTCCACTCCAACCAATATCACGCGCCGCGGAGAGCACCTTCGCTTGGGCCGGCTTGGGCGCGAGCGCGACGATCTTCGATCCACATCCGTCACAGGTGAGGATGTAGCGCTCGTAGATTGGATACTCACGTTCGTTTCGCTCTTCGACAATGCGAGATAGGCGATCGATCTCTTGCAATGCTGAGTTATAGAGGCCCTTGAGCCTGACGTACGCTGCAAGCTCAATCGTCTCATCCAATCTGCTAGCTTCTTCGCCATCGTTGCTCACGGGGTCAACAGCCCCTTGACGAAGTCGACGATCTCGAGCCACTCTGGCGTGCTCAAATCTACCTCGCGACGGATCACCCAGCCACGACGATGGAGCTCCTCGCGCATCCGATCACGAAGCTGCTCGTAGCTGATCACGTACTCGCCGGGGTCTACGTGACGAAGCATTACGGCAACCATCCATCTGGAAGAGGAGCGATCGCTGTCATTCCGTGTTGAGCATCGCCACCCGAGACAACACCGATGAGATCACCATCGCCATCATAGACGCCTGCACCACTGTCGCCGTGCTGCGTCTTGACTTTGATGAGTAAATCACCAGAGCCACATTGAACTCCTCGTGATAGTGCTACACAGCGAAGCTGATCCTTGCGCCAAGATAGCTTGGCCGGAACCACGTCGAGGACTTCGGCCGAAGCGATCTCGAGGAGCGCTACATCGGCGTCGATGTCCTCGCGAACGACGACAACCCGACGATGCGATCCATCGCTCATACGAATACGAGCCGTAGGAATCACCGGGCACATCGTCACGTGCGCGGCGGTCAGCAGATGTCGCCCATCGATGAACACGGCCGAGCCGCTGCGACGTGGATACCACTCGATCGTGTCGGTCGGCGGCAGTCCATCAGGATGCGGCGCGAGCATGTCTAGCTCGGAGCACCACACGGTGATCGTTGCGGAGTAGGCGGCTTGGCTGATCCACGAACGCGAGGTCTTCGGCTCGGTCGGAGCCTTCGGAACCAGGCAAGCTGAGAGCAACATCAAGATCACAAACCTCATCACTTGTTCCATGCTTATCCGGTTGTCACCCCTCACAGGTTGACCGCCTTTGTTAGTTGCTGAGTTGGCGCGGCGGTTGCCGCGATCGAAATAAGGAGATCACGAAATGGTGGCGGTGTGGCGCGGCGTTGCTTCCTCGACATCCGTTGTACGGCGCCGATGCGGCGCTCACGCAAAGGATCACGTCCGGGACGCGGCTTGATCTGTGCTTCGCTCGGACCCCACGTTAGCGCCGGAAGCTCGGTGTGCGCCGCGTAGAGCCACGTGGCCTTGCGCGCGCGATGACCGTAATGGCCTTGCTCTACGCAGCACGTCCAGCCGATACCATCGCCAGCAGAGATCCAGCCACCTTTTCGCGGGGGTGCAGTCAGTCCGTGGATGCGCCAAGCGAGTGAATCGGCGGGATGCTCGATCACTCCTCCGAACACGCGAACGGCAGCTAGTGCCGACGCAAAACAGCCGTCATCTTGCCCGACGTTGGGACCCGCCCAGCGACCAAAGCGCTCGCACGGCGGGTGTGCGATCACGGGGTGCGGTCCTGCGTACAGCCGCGCATCTCGCACGACGTCCCAGGGCTCGATACCATCGAGCCCGAAGTAGCATCCGCCCGTCGCAACGAACAATGCCGCTATGTAGGTGGCAGTCATCGTGCGCTCGTCACGTTTGGGGGTGTTAACCGGATAAGCATGACTTGTTCTCCTCTGACATCAACCTACGAAGCTCTTTCCAAGCCGCGACCGATTCGGGGCTCGGGTCATAGATATTGACCGTCACCAACGATTGGTTCTCGGTTCCGTTGATCGCCTCGAAGATCCGCTTGAACATCGTCGTTTCGTTCTCGCTTGTGTTAACCAGGACTTCGAAGCGCAAAAATCTTCCACCATGTTTTGGTTCGGTATTCATCTAGATCTCTCCACGTAGTCGGCTAATCCTCTAAGTACAAGAGGATCATCGTTGCAATGACCTAAGGCCAAATTGCAGTGATGACAGAGAATTCCCCTAACTTTAAAGGGGTCACGTTGATGATCAACATGCCAAAGATCCCGCTTGTTTTTGGGATGAACGCTCTTACACACAGCACAACATTTTCCTTGGCTATTGAATAACTTATTCCAATCCTCAATCGTGATTCCAAATTTGGATCTCAGATTGTGCTCACGCTTGTAGTCTGGGTTTCTCTCTAACCATATCTTTCTATATGCCTTCTTTTTCTCCTTGTTCTCAGGCTTTGACTCATATTTAGCCCGGCTTCTCTTGCCGCTATCTGGGTTTCTAGCTCGCCAAGCCCTTTGATACTCTTTCCCAAACTTAGATCGATGTTTGCGGGCAGAGTCATTTACGCTATCGATATGAGCCGCCCTCCAAGCTCTTTGGTACTCCTTATTTGCCGTGGTCACTTCATCAAACTCCCATCTTGAGCAAGCTCGTGGAGAAATTCTGCGAGCGTGGCGTAGATGATCACTTGCAGCTGAAGGAGCTGCAGTTTGCCGGGATCGGTCTCACCGGCGATCTTGCCCCGGCACGCAGAGACCTTGCTCGTGCAGCGTGTGGCGATCTTCATGAACGTCCGCGAGACGATCTGATCGGTTCCCAAGAGCTTACCGAACATTGATCCCTTCCCTTCGAACGATGTTTGCAACTCCCCAACGCTCACAGCATTCGTTAGCGCCGATCGATGCTGGGCATTCGCCGAACGTCTTGCAGTTGCAGGACGCGACCCACACCGTTGGGTGGTAGAGAATCTTGCTGACGGTCTCATCAGAGTAGAGGCTTCTGATCTTCGCGATGAACGCAAGGCCAGGTTGGCCATCGTCGGGCAACCACTTGTTGGTGTAGATGACCTTGCGAGCTCGACGGCGCGAGACGATCTCGAGCCGGAACACCTTTACGGTATCGGCCATGCTCGGAGGTCGGCAAAACGGGTGCTTCACGGCGGCAGACCATCTCCTCGAAGACCGAGCTCGATCTCGAGCATCTCGAGAACATCGAGGCACATCCTGAGATGCATCTCAGGCGTCTTGTCGATCAGCTCGCCACGAACGCTCTTGATCGCGTTGGTAACGTCATCCAGCGAAAAACCGCACGTGTGAAAATGGGTCTTGCTAAGAGACTTGACAGAGTCACATAGCCTCTTGACTGATCGACGAAGATCACGGTTCTCTTCGAGCGTTAGGTTGAGCATCCTAACGTAAGCGGCTGCTTCGGGCGGAGGATTGTCTAGATCGATCGAGCTCATCACTTCTCCATCGTCACGAACAGGTTGGGCCATCGAGCAAGCGCAACACGCTTCCACGTGCGGGCAAAGCGGCACATTTCCATATCAGCCGCTTCATCGTCACGCTCGGCAAAGAATTTCATCATGGCCATTGGATTGGTGGTCCAGATAAACGACGTGCCGCAACTCATCAAGAGATCACCGGCCGTCGACTCGTAGATCCGTTTCTTGTCGAGGCCCTTCGGCTCAGCCCCTTTATGAAGATGTCTATATCGATTTACCTTTTGTTCGATCGTCCCAACATAAGCGCTATAGTTACTCTGAGCTAGATCTCGAAAGTGGCTGAGTTCTACCTCGTCTTCGAGGTAGTACGGATGCGCGATGTAGACGCCCGGATGATGCGTGAACCGCGTCGACTCCTGCGACGGCGAGCCTTCCTCGTCGCGATCGGCGCCAACGTAGTTGCGGATCAGCTCGTGAGATACGCGCCGCGAGATGTGCGCAAAGAAGAAGGTCATCTTGGCGTGGTAACCCGTCGAGCGATGCGGGATTCGTCCCTGCCACATCGAGCGGAGATACTCTTCATTTGTCCGCTTAGCGCCGGCTTCGGCGAAGCTGTCGTAGCACTTCCGACCTGCAAGCTCGCACAGTAGCTCGTTGTCGGTGATGCGAAAACCGTTCTCGCGTAAGCCGTTGTGAGGAACAAGATCCAGCACGTCCTCGAATCCGCCTTCGGGGACGCAGTTGGGTCGATACGTCTGGACCCAATCCGCCATCTCGATCACACCAAGACGATCTAGCCTCATGTCAGCGAGTACGACGACGATCGGATCGTCGGTGATGATGGTTGCTTTGGCGGTCACTTGAGCGGCTCCCCGAGTGTTCCCTTGAGTTGGGCGATGCGGCGCCTACCACAAAAATTCATGATCTTGATCTCCCAAACGGACCCTAGCCATTGCTAGATATTGTCTCAGCAACTCTACTCTATGAGATTGCTTGTTAAGCATTCCATCTAGGGCATTGCAAAATCTGCACAATACCCCACGAATTTTCCCAGTCGTATAGCAATGATCAACACAAGCTGTTCTATGAGAAAGGGGTAACCCGCACGACTCACATTTGAGTCCACTCCTAGCAATAGCTAGACGAACCTCTTCAACTGGAACACCTAATCTCCAAGCCCTCTGATGATCTCTCCTAGATTCTGGATTTTTCTTCTGTCTATCAATTATCCCCTTGATTAGGCGCTTCCTATTTCGAAGATATTTCTCCTTAGCTGTTATCCTACAGCATAGGATACAGGCTCCGTGTTTATTCCTTTCGGGGTTTGGGTGCCCCCTCTTGCAGTATTTGATCGTCATTTCAATGAAGGTGGAGCCTCTCCCCTCATCTGTGCAATCTTGCGTTCCAGGTACCACTTACTCTTTAGTAAGTCCTCCAAACCAGCCTTTTGTTTATGGCGCAAGATGTACTTCACCACATTGCCAAGCTCAAATCCAAGGTCGAAGGTCTCGATGATCCGCATCACGAGGTCACCCTTGTAGTGGCTCGGGTTGACCGGATCATCTCGATCACACTCGAGACACGTGCCATCAGAACGCATCAACTTACTTCCATGCTTCGAGCAAATCGGTTGGGGTGACGTCGTCTTGCTGGGTAGAACTCGACGGGCCTTATCAGCGATCTCGGTTGATCTTCTACCTGCATCCTCTTGCATGATCCTCATCCCTTCCAGATCCATTGGGTCATCCTTATCCATCAGATCTTGCCTCGTTTGCCTGGATGAGTCTGGCGAGCACGCCGACGCTTTGCAGCCCAATCAGCAAGACTCATCTTGTCGATGGCTGATCCGCCACCCTTTACCGTGGTGCGAACGCGACCATCCTTGTCGGTGCGCACCACGTAGCGAACGGTGGGAATGTAGTTGAGAGGCCTGGCCGGCTTCGTGCTGCTCTTCATCGCTCGATCAGCTTACGATCTTGCGAGGAGACCTTAGGCGGCTCGCGGGAAGTTGAGGCGCGCAAACTCTCCGAACAACTCCATCGCTGCGCGATCATAAGCTAGTGCTGCTTCCTCTCGCGTATCGTAGGAACCTAAGTTGATCGATCGCCTCCTCGACTTGATCCATGCGCCCCACCGTCTACCACGTTTGGAGACGCCTTTGAATCCTGAAGTGTTGTGACTCGGCCTAGCGGCATTTTGAAGTTGTTGCTCACGTGTCGCTAACCGCAAATTCGAGCGTCTGCAGTCCAACGGATTCCCGTTCCTGTGATCAACTTCTTGTGTTGGATAGGCTCCCAAGATCGCGCGCATCACTTCGCGATGTAGATACAACGTAGACCTCTTCCATCTTCGACGACGAACGTAGAATTTCCCATGCGTCGACTTCTTGACCTCCCAGTCAATTACAGCAAGGGGCTGATCCTCATCGTCGATCAAAGCAACGACAAGGTGTGATCCGTGCGCGATCTTGATCTCGATCACGCTGCCCGCGCCCAAGTTTGAGAGATTCGTGATTCGATCGGGAATGGAATCCTATGTCCGTCCCTTTCATACTCTTGAGGAAAGACTCGATCGAGGTCAGCTTGAAACTTTTCCGCATCATCTTCCCAAACCTCAAATACTGAAGCGTCGTGGACTTGGACGATTGGAAAAGCTTGCTTGTAGCAAGCACACACCTCTATCATTCTCTCCATTCCTGTATTCATGATCGCCGCTCCGGTGGCTTGGGGGACAATGTTCAAAGCTTCGTTAGCATCGACATTTCCAAGAGGCCACCAGCGCGTGCGACCGTCGACGAAATCGTAGAGTTTGAATGGATACGTGGAGGCCTTGAGCACCGTCTCGCGTTGCCAACGCACGACGCCTGCCATCCGGCGCATGAGCAAACCAACCGCGCGCTCGACATCAGCAAGCTTGAGATCGTAGCCATCCTTGAGGAGCGTCTTCCACAACGTGTCGATCGACCCACCATAAAACGCGCCGTACTCGACATTTTTTGTGACCGAGCGAGCCCGTTTCTGTTCACCCTTGACGAGCTGATCCCAGTTCGTGAAGATCACCTTGGCGCATTCGGTGTGAACATCCTTGCCGGTCGCAAAGACGTCGAGTAGGAATGGATCGCCAGAGATGATCGCGATGATTCTCGCCTCTAGCTGAGCAAGATCGAAGCTCACAAACTTGCGCCCGTGCCGTGCCACAAACTGTCGTTTGCTCGTCGGACGCTCAATCGCTGCGTATGCCTCCCCCTTATCGATGCATCTCTGAATGTCCTCGGGCTTGACCTTGTAGAACCCTCGAGACACCAAACCCCTTGCGAACAGGTTGGCATCCGTTTCACCCTCAAGTCGAACCGTCTTGATGAGCTCCTTGAGTGGATTGGAGACAACCGGATCACGACTTGCCCAGCGGCCAGAGATCTTGTGAGTAGACCAAATGCTATGGCATCGATCGTTCTCGTCGCAGAATCCATACTGAATGACGTCACCGCTAGCGGTGTACCGATCGAACATCGGCCAGATGAACGTGCCTAGCGCTTTGTCTTGCTCGCGGTACTTGAGAATGTTCCGAACGATCGGAAGGTGGGCCAGCGACTCGAGGATCTCTTTCTTCGTCGAGACCTCACCGGTTTCGGTCTTCTGATGGAGGCTCACGCCCATCGCTAGGAGCAACGCCGCAATGTGCTTGCCGGCATTGATGTTCCACTTCCAGTCGGACTCGGTCTTCATCTCGCGCAAGCGAGCGTTGTATCGCTCCTCGTAGTCATCGGGATCGTCTTTGCGCTGCTTGCTCGCTTGCTGAATCGCAAGATGGTGGAAGATCGCTTCACGGATCTTGGGATCGGCTGCGGCATCATCTACCTTGCGACGTTCCTCGGCAGCGATCTTCGAGAACGAGTTGAGGAGCTCGGTGTTGACCTCACGACTCACCGGCATCCCATCGAGGTGCATCTGGCTCGCGAGCATCGCCATCTTGCGATCGCGCTCGTAGACACGCTCGACGTTGTTTTTCTTCACCATGATCTCGAGCGGTGCACGTAGGGCTCGCGTGGCGAAGGTATCAAGCGCGTTGTACGTCGTCAGCTTTTCGGGCGTCTCCTCAGCATTCCTAAATTCCGACTTCCATGGTTGGATGCAAAAGAACTGCGTGGCGACGTTCTGCAACCGATGGCTCACCCCAGGAAACGCTGCGTGGTGAGCAAGAAGCGTGTCCGCGAAGCTAGTATCGTTGATGATGAAGCCGTACGCTCGAAACACCGTGTAGTCATAGAGCCCGTTGTGGAACGTCAATCGGACCTTGCCGAACAGCAGTTGCATCAAGCTGTGCGTCCACGCCGGTAGCAGATCCCACATCACAGAGACGGCACGATGCTCGGTCGCGAGCCCGAGCGCACGAATGCGAGCGACGTAGGCCATCAGCGCGTGATGACGATCCGGATCCTCGACGTAGGTCTCGAGGTCGATCGCGAGCTCGCCTTCCTTGAGCGCTTGCTCGAACATCTCGAGGAACAGCCGCAGCGCGCGATCGGCGTCGGTGAATTCGATCTCAATGTTGGGATGGAGCCTAAGGTCATCGCCTTTAGCGAGCCGATCGACCTTGAGCGCGTCGTACATCAAGTTGACGTAGGCAAGGTCTGGTGAGTGGGTGCCACCTATCGTCGCGCCACCTCCACGCAGTAGCGCCGCAGGGTGGATTGCGGGTATAAGAGGCCTAGGGCCAGAGCCATCCACATCGACGTCAAACGTCGCTGACATGATGTCGGTGATCTTGATCGGCTTCTTCTTTTTAGGCTTGACCTTGCCGCCGAGCTTCTTCTTGAGCTCTTTCTCCTTGAGTTTCTCGGCGTAGACGTCTGGTGCATCGGCCTTCACCTTTCGTTCGATCGCGGCTCGATCCTTCGCCATCTGCGCGATGATGTAGCGCTGGCTCGGCTTCCTACGATGAGCCTTCCAAATCTCATCGCGGATCTGTTTCTCTCGATAGAGAAGAACCTTCTTGAGGAGCTGCTTTTCGATTTTCTCGATCGCCTTTTTCTGGCGCGCAAGGAGCTTTGCCTCGATGCGCTGACGATCCTTCTGTCCACGCTTCATCTTCTTCGGCGCATCGGGCGGATCGATCGCGTCGAGCACGGCCTTAGGAATCACCGACCGCGCTGCGACCGCACCGAGCGTCAAGATCGGCTTGCCGGGCCATTGCGCGAGCTCGCGTCTGAGCCTCTCCTTGCAGGCCTCAGCCGCTTTCTCTCGTAGATGCTCAGCCGATCCATACGGGGGCATGCAAAGAGTACTGTTAAGGATGGCGACCTGTTCTCGAGGTCGACCGATCTTCGCGAGCAGCTTGTTGACGACTTGCCCAGACTGGCCGACGAATGGCCGTTTGAGCATGATTTCTGTTCGGCCCGGGCCTTCGCCAATTAGAATCCACTTCGGATTCTCAGGGAACTCAGAGAACACAGGCTTGGTAGGAACCCCGCACGTAGAGAACGGACATTCGTCGCACTTGGCTCCATCAGCCGTGCCACGTAGAACCGGAAGCGCAATGCGCTCCGGTGCCGTTTGTGCTGTAGCCATTGCTGGCTATTCGGGCTCTGAGCTCGCGGCTTCGATCTGCCGCACCACGACCGACGAACGGATCCCGAGTGAAGCAGCGAAGCCACCTGGCCAACCATTCGGTGATGGACCCGCATCGACTAGCTCGGCGAGCATTTGTGGATCATCCACAAGTCGCGAGCCGCGACGAAGGTACACAACGAGGCGTTCACCAAGATCGACTTGGACAATGCGACCAGAGCGCGCGAGCGACTGCAAGTGGTAACGCAGCTGGCGCATCGCCGTGTCTTCGCGTTCGGCGAGCGATCCATACTCATCGAGCACGTCTTGGTAGATCTCGAAGGAGCGCTTGGGAATCGTGTCGCTCAAGCAAGCCTCGATGAGCTCGTCGAGGATCTCCGAAGAAGATTTCTTCCAAGGCTCGCGCAGCGGTTCGGTTGGTTTCGTCTTGCGTCTTCGCAAGCACAGTCCATGTGACAGCGCCTTGATCGCAGCTAGCGGCGCATCATGTGCTGGATGAATTTCTTCGCGGTCGCAGTCCTCGTCACGACAAATCTTCGACGGATCTAGATCCTCTTCTGCGTACATGTACCCGCCCCCGGGGTTGATGTGGTGGCCCGATCGACATTCGGGCTTTTGGTCACGTGAGCAACACGATCACGGAGCCTCTAAGATAACCTGACCCGGGGAGAATCCGTTAGGATCTTGATCTGGCAAGGTTATGCCAGGGGTAACCGCTCTTACTTACGCGTCGCCTAAGCCCTCACCCTGGCTGAGATCACCCTATCGAGAATTTTGTGAGATCTCGGTCGAAAGTGATGGTGGAGATCGCACGCATCGACACCTCGCCGCACGAACACGTGGCCTCGACGACACGCTCGAACGAGTCCTAGACCACCACCATACGCAAGGTCGGCGCACCATTCATTGCCGCGACAGATCGACAGCCACTGCTTCCAGTGCACCGCTCCGGTCAAGTAGCCACCGACGAGCGACGTCTCGAACCTTGAGCACGGCGATCGATGAGGAACTGGTGTCAACGCTCCGCAGCTCACGCGGCCTCCAGGTTCACGCGTGATGACGTTCGCCGTGAACCTCGACTCGTGCCATGCGATCGCGAGCAACCGCTCGTGAGACACGCCCGTGATGAGCTCGGCGAACCGTGCAGCCGCTTCGTGATCGCGTGGAGAGGATAGGAACAGACACAAGATGAAGATTTTCATCTTGCCTACATAACGCAACGGGCCCGCCTAGGCGAGCCCGTTTCGTGCCTCTCGATGGTCAGTCTTCTAGGCTGAATCTCTCACAGGCCATCGTCCCGTGCTACGTGGGAGCCTGTTCCACTCGCAGGCAACTATAGATCCTTCGATCGACGCTCGTGAAGCTAGTGAATCAGCTTGCGCTGCCGATGGTGTTCCACCGAGTCACGAACGGCTGTCCCGGGTTGCTGAAAAGGATCGTCGACGGTGATTGGCTGTCTCCAGCCATTGGTGAGGGAGTTGTCTTGCGATGAGATCACCATCGACGAAAACGTTACGCGCGACGAGCAGCGCCCGCGGTGCTGTTCGCCGGCTTCGCTGCCGGCGCTGCAGCCTTCCCCTTGTTCGCAACCGGCGGCGTCGCTGCCGGAGCCGCTGCCGCTGGCGCATCCTCGAGCGGGCGCTCGGAGACGACGTTCGCGAACGTCTTGGCTTCCTGCATCTGGCCCGTCGCCGGGTCGACGCGCGCATCACCTTGGCGATGAACGATCGTCGCGCGAAGCCGCGCGCCCATGATCTCCGACGCCCGGAACTTGTCGAGCGACGCGCCGCACGCAACCATGAGGGTCTTCAGACGACCCCATGACTGCTTGAGCAGCGAGTAGTTCCCCCACGCGCGCGAGCCAGCATGCGGACTGTCCGAATCCTCGGGGACCTGAAACGTCACCACGATCATCGGGTTGTTCTTGCTCGATGGCTTCTGCTCGACTTTGATCACGTCGAACGTGTAGTCACCGGGCGGGATGAGCTGGAAGCTTCCATCCATCTCGGGGACGTCGGTCAGGTCGATCTCTACTTCGAAATCTGCGAATTCTGCGGCCATTGCTGTTTCTCCTGTTGGTTTTCTACTTGCGAACGATAGCCGGCGCGGATCCACCGCTCGCGGCCTTGGAAACTTGCTTGATGACGATCGGCGGTTGCGCGGCCTTCGCTGCAACGGGCGGCGTCGCGGGCGCAGCTACGGTGATCGATGAGAACCTAGGCGTTGCAGCGATCTTCGGCAACGCAGCACGAAGCGCGCCGACGTCGTAGCCAAGCTCGGTGAGAAATGTCGAATAGGTGCCGACCAGCGGATCAGGTGGCATCGCGCGATCGCTCATTCCTCGACGGTGACCGACGAGGTAGCTCGCGTAGCGCTTCGTGCGAACCTCGAACTTGGTGCCGTTGACGCGCGAATACCAGATGTAGTCACACGCCCCAGCAATCTGATCCTTGGCTCGTCCAGCGATCAGCGGCTTGCCAAGCGGCTCGTCTTCACTTGGATCTTGAACGAGCGCCAGCCAAACCACGTTGACGCCCAAGGAGTGAAGATCAACGCGAACCTGTCTCATGTGCGCGCCAAGGTCACCATACGCACGACGATTGTCCGCCTTAGTCATCGCACCCATGATCGTCGCGAGCGCGAGCTCGGCGTAGAACGTCGCCGAGTCGATACCGATGGTCAACACACGACCCGACGCGATAAGTTGCTTGAGCCGCGGGATCGCCTGCGTCTTGATGTCGCCGGTGTTCTCGATCGCCCACACGATCGGCTTCACGCCGGGCTCGAACAGGTGTTCGTCTGGGATGTCGATCAGCGACTCCCAACCTTTCTCCGTCGAGTCGGAGAGGATCAACGGACGCGGGAAGCTCGCAAGGAATGTGGTCTTGCCAGTGCGCAACGCCCCATAGATCAGGAACGTATTGATCGGCAGCTTGTTCTCGTCGGCGACCAGATCGATCTCACGCATTGCGCTGCTTCCTTCGCGGACCACGCCCACGCGCGGCGACGTTGTGCACCGCGTGCACCTCTTGGATCGCGCACCGCTCGTCACGGCACGGAACGAAATCAGGGTTGTCGAGCAAGTCATCCTCGCTTGGAGGAACTGGCTGATCGATGTGTAGTTGACGGTTGTCCATTGCCCCGTTCAAGGGTTGTATCACCTCATGGGGAGACTTCAGGGCCTTCATCATTTTTCCGTTCTCGAGACTGAGCTCATACACCTCTTTAGCCAACCTCGACGAGTACTCCTTCAAATGAACCACTTGACCCTGAAGCTCTAGAACCTGCTTCTGCAGATCGTTGGTCTCATAGACCCGAGGCGCGTAGTCGCCGATCCCGGTCCGCCACGCGATCAGCTCGCGAATCAATTCGACCGGATCATCCTCGATTTGATCCTTGTAGTTTGGGTCATGAAGGTAGAGGAAGCGCTTCGCACGCTCTACCGGATTCATCGCTCGGCCGTCCGATTGATCTCATCGTCGACACGGATCTCCTTCACACCGATATGGCCTTCCGATTGATAGAACACGCTCGCGCGAGCTCGAATCTCAGGAAAGCCCGTCGAGCGAAGATGATCTTGGATCATCGCAGCGATCTGATCGGCTCGAGTCCAATCAACGTCGCCAACGACAGGTAGATCTACAGCAACGGTTACATAGCTCTTCATCCGGGATCCTCTAATTCTCGACGGTTGATCTTGTTCGGCTTGCTCACTAGCTTGATGCGTGAGTCAGGAACGCCCAAGATTCGCCACGTTGAAGTCTTGCCATTGAATTCGACCTTGATCAGCTCTGCATCATCGTGAAGTCGAACCCAATGTCCCTTGTCGGGCTCGAGCCCAACGTACGTAGCGCGCTCCCACTTGCACCAACGATGCGTGTTGCGCCGAACCCAAACGAGTTGACCTTCGGTGAAGCTCTTCACGATTCACCCGAACTGCAGTGGTTGAACTCTTGGCACGTGCCGAAGCGGTTCGCACAATTGTTGCGGGCTCGCGGCCAACTGTTATTGGCCCTCGAGAGCTGGATCAGTCCTTCCCACCGTCGAAGATCTTCCTTGTGCTGCTCGAGTTGGAAGCTCGTCGGAGCCACTAGCGTACGATGAAATTGTGGCTCCTTTTGCGTGCCGCAGAGATTCATGATCACGCCTTGGAGCTCACCGAACCGCTTGTCTAGGCCAAGCCGCTTCCAAAGCATCACCTGACCCAACACCTCCCCGTCATTTCCCCAGCCGTTTACGAAGAAGTCGTCAAAGCGACCTGAGCTCTTGTGCTCGACGATGTACGTCCCTGCAGGTCGACCTTCGATCGCCTCGGCGTAGAACCCAACCAAGTCGAACCGGCATGATTCGTTCGTGCGCGGATCACGAAGGTTGTACTCCACAGCAAGCGTCTGGATCGGATCGTGTTGGTACAGAAACGTGTAGAGGTAGAAGACGCGGTAGCCTTCATCGACGAGTGCCGGATCTGCCTCGGAGCGCATCCGATCGCGAAACGTCTCCGGCGTGAGTGGATAGTCCGGCTTGATCGTCCGTAGGTACCAGATCGCGAGCAGCGCGTGGATGATCGAGCCGATCGCCAGCGCCGGAGACTCCTTGTAGCTCGGCGTCGACGTTGAGACATAGACCGTCGGCCGATCGTACTTCCGTTTCCACAGATACGGACAACGTTGGTAGACGCCAAACGAGCTCCAACCTCGTCCGGTTGATGCACCACCAAGACGCGGCACGTTGTGCTCGGCAAACGCCTTGTGCATCACGCTATCGACCGTTGGGTAGACGGTGACAGGAACCGCGAGCTCGGAGAGAAAGTCGTCGTCGGAACCTTGAGGCTGAGACGGATCTTCAAGATCCTCTTCTTCGATGGCGACGCCGAACCGATCGGTGAACTTGACGAGACAGCCGTTCGCTTTGTTGGCCGCGTTGGGATGAATCTGGAAGCCGTTCGTGCGCGCGTAGTCGCTCGATGCAGGCCAGAGCTTGCGACCGCAGAGCAAACAATTCGACTTGATCACGTTCATCTGAAGTTGTCGTCTCCATCCCATTCTCGACGCACTTTATCAGGGGGGTCCGACACCGAATCGTGGGTCACGATTTGGCGATCGTGGGTTGCGATTTGGCGAGCGAGCGCCGCGACGTAACACTCCGTTCTAGATGCAACAGCAACGTAAGACTGTCCGCAGTAGCAACACGGCATGTCGACATCGTCATCGAACATGTGCCAGCAGTGATCCTCTTCGACAGCTCTCGGCAGATGTCCACCTAGCCCAATTCCTTGTACCAGATCTGCAGCAATCTCCGCTGCACGGATCTCGATCTGCACCTCGGGTGGAGAATCATTTGAAGGACCAGGTGATACCCAACCATTGCACCATGGGCACCACTTAGAAGAAACGACACCATACTCAGTGCGGACCGTCATAGTCCGCATGAAACAAGGATTGTGTTTACAACGCATCAATCCTCCCCCTCGTAGGCGTCGCTCGCGAGCATGTCATCAAGGAAGCGGGCCATGTCTCCCTCGTCCTTTTCGCCGAACACGTGGAGCCGAAGTGCATCGATCGCATCGACCGCGGCACCTACGCCGAGCGGCTCGCTCGCGCCGAGCTTGTTCACGAGCGCGCGCACGATTCGCTGATCCACGACATGATCGGCGACGACGTACGTCACGCTGAGTGGCCGATCGGGCCGGTAGCAGCGCATCTCGGCTTGGCCAATGATCGCCGGCGTGTAGTCGAGCTCGGCGAAGATCTCATACTTGGCGTGTGAGAGATCGATGCCAACCTGCGCGACCGGCATCGTTGAGATCAACGCCATCGGTCTCGGTGAGGCCTTCCATGCGGCGATGATTTCCTCGCGATCGTCGACGGGAAAATCGCCGTGGATCATGTGGCACTGTTCGCCCAAATAATCGCGGATTTTCTCGGCGAACTGGCGATGCCACGTCCAGATCACGACCGGCTCGCCGTTCTCGATGCATCGTTGAGCTTCGATGACCGTCGCGGCGAGCTTGAGCGAGCTCAACTCCTTGCGGTAGTGAGCCATGTTGCCGACGGTGTTCGTCCGCTCGGTGCGTAGCTTGCCCGCAAGCACGTCGAGCTTGCGTCGCATCGTCTCATTGACTTCGGCGACGACCACGTTTCGCGTGATCGGTGGAAGGTCGTCCTGCACGTCCTTCCACAACCGCCGCAACATGATCTCGGTGAGCCGCAACTTGAGCTCGTCCTCGTTAGAGATTCCCGTGAACCTCGTGCCGTACGCGCTTGGCTGAGGAGCTCCGTAGCGCATGCAGAAATCCCAATGGCTCCCCCACGCGCCGGGCTCGCAGAGGCCGAGCACGTGCCACAGATTCGGCGGTAGGTTCCAAATCGGCGTGGCGGTCATCGCGATCACGCGCTCTGCGCACATCGCGAGCACACTTGCTGCGTTCGAGCGCAACGTCTTGGGATTCGTCAGCATGTGCGCCTCGTCGAAGATCACCGTCCCCGGTGCCATCGGCGCCTGCCAGCGCGTGATGATGTTGTAGTGCGCAAAGATGATCGGCTTCCGCACCACCTCAGGATCGAACTTGCTGCCGAGGCACACGCCGATCTCGAGCGCAGGAAACGCGCGCTTGAGCCAACCGAGCCAGACCGCGCGTGTCATGAGTGGAGCAACCACAATGAGCTTGCCGCTCAACGGATCGTGGCTCATGATCGCTGCGAGCGTCTTTCCGACGCGCATCTCGTCGCCAAGGAGTGTTCCTCGTCGACGAGTGATGAAATCTACGGCCTGATGCTGATGTCGCCTGAGCTTGAAGCCAAGCGGCTCGGTCGCGTCATCGCGCATTCGCCAAGCTTGTTGGTCTCGGAGCTCGGTCTGCCAACGTGGTGTGGGCGTCGTGGCACCAAGCAACGGTAGATGGGTTCGATGGATGAGCATTCGCTCGTTGCCCATCACCACGGGCGTGTAGTCGACGCCTGGTGAGAAGTTGAGCTGATCCTTCGCTGACGTGGGGACCCAAAACCAACCGCGCTTGGGCCCCGGACGAGGGTCGATCACTTCCACCAGAAGAGTAGAACACGCTGCGAGGAGAACCTTTCCTCCGTAGCTCTCTGAGGTTACGCCTCCCCGTGAAAGGGTAGGCTGTTCGCTCTGGATGATGGATCCCGCTGCTCATCGCTTGTCGATCACGCGCATCCTGAACGATAAGAACTTCAACGCATATGGTCGGAAGCAGGCGGCTTGGAACTACATCATCGAGCAAGAAAACCGCGTAGGCTCTCGATTCATCCGTACGAAGGATGGCGGTCTCTTCATGCTGATCGGCAGCTCGAGAGACATTGCCCCCATCTCCAAGAGGGGTGGAGATCGAATCACTTCGTATCTCTATAACATGTATGGCATTGCCGATCATGATGCTTACGGTAAAGCCATCTACAAATTCCTTCACGCACACGCCTACGAGAACGCAACGATCGTCGAGCTCAGACGGTTTTCTGCGTTCGTCTCTAAATCACGTACGGCTTACCTCTCGGCGTACAACGGAAAGATGTGGAAGATCTCAGGAGACAAAGATCCAGAGCTAATTTCAAACGGTGAAGATGAAATCTTCTTCGCCGATGACGATGGAGGATTGCCAACACAATCTGATGTTGGCCCTCATGATATCTTGTTCAAACAGCTCACAGATCTAAATTACTCCAAATCTGGGATGAGCGGAATCACGCCTCAGCAACAAGCAATGGCATTGATGATCTGGGTGTTTGCTCTTGCTTTCCCCGATATGATGCCGACGAAGCCGCTGTTGATTCTCGAGGGCGCCGCCGGTAGCGGCAAGAGCGCCGGCATCCAACTGATCCAACTTGCGCTGATGGGAGACATCAGACCGATCATCATCCAAAAACACCATGAAGATGATTTTGGTGTCCTGTTACTTCGTGCCCCAATTGCTATCTTCGACAACACAGATAGCTATATCGAATGGGTTGCAGATGCAGTGTGTAGCTATACGACTCTTGGCAAATTCATCAAGCGCAAGCTGTATTCCGATGACGAGCAAGTAATCATCAAGCCTCACGCATTTATCGCGGTTGCTTCCAAGAATCCAACCTCTTTCCGTCGAGAAGACGTCGCAGACCGTTGTGTGATCCTTCGTCTTGATCGACGAACCGGATTCAAGAGGATGGGCAAGCTCTGCGAGCAGATCAACTCATTACGGCCAAGGCTTGTTGGAGAGTACCTCTGGTATGTAAATCGAATCATCGAGGAGATTAGATCTGGCGCGATGGATGAAAGCGATGAGAACGAAACAAGCCGTATGGCCGACTTCGCGACGTTTAGTCGTGTCGTCGCCCGCGTGATGAATTGGAAGCCCGAAGCGATCGACGAGCTCATGGACGTGTTACAGCGCGAGCGCGACGCGTTCGTGAACGAAGGAGATCCTCTTGTCGAGCTCCTTCGCAAGTGGGTCGCGTACCGCCCACGATTCGGCCCTGCCAACGTGGGTCGCGAGGTCGCGCTCCAAGCGCTGTTCCTAGAGCTAGAGACCCTTGCCGACGCAAGCGGGATCCAGTTCTACAAGACGCCCAACACACTTGCCCAAAAACTTCGGTCGCCGCACGTCTCGCGAGACTTCACGATCGAGATGGATGCAACGGGCGGTCACAAAACGTATCGCATCTATCGCAAGACTGATCCTCGTCTCGAGGTCATCGATGGCGGGCTCACCTTCGATGAATCAGCAGAGACGTTGACCGAAGAAGAAGATCCGATAGGACCAGATCTAGAACCCAAGACCAACGAGAAATAGGAGAACGACAATGGGACTCAGACCAACCAAATTCGAGATCGAGCATCATGGGAGCGCATCTCATCAATGGGGAGTTTCAGAGTGACAAGTATCCAACCACGCCCCGCGGCAAGGTTCCGCTCAGCGTGAAGGACCCAACCGCCCAAGATCTTCTCTGGGAGTATGCTCAACGTCGACGATCGGTCGATGCTGAGTTCTCGGCAGATCTCGAGCTAGCGCTCATCAATGCCGGCTACGAGCCATCATTTGGCTAGTGCCGACCGAAGAAAAACCACCACACACCGAGACCAACCGCAGCGACCGCGACCCAACCAAGCGGCGAAAGGCCCACGACTGCTTGTGGTGGTAGCGACACGGGCGTCTGATCGATCGGTGGAGGTGGCGGCATCGGAGGTGGAGGCGTCGAGCCGTCCTGTCCGGTCTGGTAGTCACCACCCTGATCGACTGCGGGTGGACGGAGCGGATCCATCACGATCGTCGTGCCGTCGGTGTTGATCTGCGCACCGGGAACCGCTACAGCCCGCACCGACGTAGGGAACGTGGGCGTCTGCGGCGTAAAGCCGGGTAGCGAGGCGAATGAGTACGAGCTCGTACCCGCGGGTGGTACTAGGTCCGGGGAAAGTCCAAGGCCTCGAAATACGAGCATGTTGGGATCCTACCAGATTCTCCTCGCGGTTTGATAACGTTGCGAAGTGGAAGACGACCTCTTAGAGAAGCTGATCAACATCAGCCCCACATGGGCTTTACAGCTGATCAGCGTCGGCCTCAACGTGTTCGAGCAGCTTCTGAACTACGTCACCGAGGTGTTCGAGCGCATCGAGCTCTACATGGCGAAGGTCGGCGATGGCCAAGCTCGGGCCGCGTAGGACTATCAAGCGCAAGCCGGCTCGGCCGAAGATCGATGATGATCTAGCCGAGCTAGCCGATGTGCTCGCTCAAAACACCGGCCCCAAAGGATCAGCCGGTTGGTTCTCGATCCCGTGGCGGTTTGGATGGAACGCGGTGCGCCTCGCATTCGCACTATGCGGCAACACGTTGCCTACGTGGAACCGTGATTCAGAAGATCGAAAGTGGTTGGAGGCTCTTCTTGAGTCTCCCAATCCAACGAAGAGCGCTGCACTCTACTGGCGCGCACAAGATCTCCTTCTAGATCTAAACGTTCCTAGAGAGAAGACAGCTGCGCGCGCTGCACTTCGTTGCTTGCAGGTCTACGTCGGAGAATCCGATGGTGGTGGCGCGCTGTACAACGATATCTTGCGCCCGGTATTCGAAGCCCATGAGGCCAACGGCGTATCGTTCGGTCAAGATCTGATGCTTCGCTGGCGATGCCAAGACGCGATCTACACAACGATCATTTTGCAGAACGACAAGAATGATCGTTACCGTCGAGCATTTAAGATCGCATGGGAACGAGGCCTGTACCAAGCGGCATACGCGATCAGAGAGGTCTACTAATGCCAAGGTTTGTCAACGTTCGGATCAACCTGACCGATCTTCCCGGCGCGCTATCCGAGAGCGTTCGTGCTGTGCTCACGAATCGACAAGTGATTCGTCACTTGATGGAGACTGGATACGCGCCGCATATCATCGAGTCGATCATCAACGAGATCGGCCGAAACGGAGCACAGAACGTGCTCTCTGTCTCCGAGGAGATCGATTGAGCTTCTTCCAACGCATGCTTCGAATCGATCCGAGCTACGGAACTCAAGACCATCAAGTCAAGTTCATGGAGCGCAGGAACGAGATCCAGAGACGCTATCCGTGCTTCATGGATCATTCAAACGGATTTATGATCTGTCACACGCCGGGATGCAAACATCCCAACGAGCATAAACTCAACGATCCGCACCGTCATCCCGAGGGGGAACACGGGCCATGCTGCTACAGCGAGGCCGCATGGAAAGAGATCTATGAGTGGCAACGCTCGCCGAGGCGAGCGTGAGCTGCCCACAACATCCAGATGCCAAGATGGTGCTCACGCGATCTCATTCGTGGCGTGTTTGTATCTATCCAAGATGTGAATATTTCGAGGTAACCAACATGCCGAAGATCTTCAATGTCATCGTCGTTCACGACGTCTACGCCGTCGCTGAGAGTCAAGAAGCCGCCGTTGCTGCGGTCAAGGAGTTCATTCGCAATGGCGAGCTCAAAGCGAGCGAAACCGCGCTCCCCATCCACAACGATCGAAACATCCGCGACTCGTGGCGCGAAGAGCGCCCCGTTGTCGGCTCCGATGTTTCCGACGAAGATTTCGACAAGCTCAAAGGCAAAACGACGATCGACATCTACGCCGACCTATACACGAAGCAACCCAACGGCGCCCAAGCGCGTTAGGCACATGGCGCAAGCCAAGGCTCGTAAGGCCTACGTCGCCGAGAAAAACGAGCTCAACCGTCAACGATGGAAGCGGATCATCGAACGAACGCGCGAGGCCCAAGCTGAGATCGATCGGTTCATCCGTAGTAGACGAGTCGCGTGAGGTCGCTCATCAAACCCTAACTGAGATACAATCTGTGGATGGCTGACGTCACCACGGCGCTCGCGAATGCGTCGATCCTCCTGAACTGGTGGCATGGCGCCGATGTGCCTTGGGCGACCGTCGAAGTGGCGATGGATGATCTCCTGGACGCGGCATTCGACGATGGCGTGGTGCGCGCGGCGACGTTCCAATCGAGCGAGCTCGCGCTGTTCTCGACGGCCTTACTCCTCGAGCCTGGACGGATCCAAGACGCGGTAGGAGCCGATGGAGCGGCGATCGTCGGGAACATCAACACGACCTCACCAGCGCCGCGCGTGAAGATGATGCGCTCGATCACGGCATGGAGCCGAGGAACGTGGAGAACAGGCTTCGAGCCGCGCAAAGAAGGTTTGACGGCCTGGATCACGTCGCGCGTTGCGGGCGATGCGCTCGCCGGCACGATCGCCGGAGACTGGGATCCCAACGCTCGGATCGAGGCGTTGACGTTGCTCAACAAGACGGCGTACCCGCTCGAGTGGCAAGGCGTGATCCTCACGGCGTTGAACAAACTCGACGAGGTGCTCCCTCAATTGCCGCTCCTCCAAGATTCGGTCGAGCTCGAAGACAAGACCCGATCGACGATCGCTGCGCTGTCACGCGACCTCCGCGGCTCGATCTCGATCCAGCAAGCCGACGTGGCACTAGGTAGGCTACCCAGCTTCGGTGCCAGGCTACCAGACGGTAGTACCGTTACGATACCACCACCCCCAGCACAGTCCTGGTACGAGAATAGGAAAATTTGGGTGGGAGTTGGTGGACTGATCGTGGGCGGTTTGCTCGCCTCGCGTCGATCGCGCTGAAGGCCTGTTCCACGCGTTCCACGGGGGCGCCACGCGACGATTTATATCGATCCGCGCGCTGGGTGCGGAAACGGTCTAAATTTTGTCTCAGCGAGGCTAGAGTCCATTTTTTCAAAATCGGTCAATTTTGATGTATCACAAAGTACAAACTCCAAAATTCTACTTCTCAAGTATTTGATCTCTAGTTTATTAGATCTTTTTTATGAAAATGTTGTAAAGCCCCGGAAGGTCGTTTTTTTTGTTGTGGAGTTATAGGTATTTAAGTAAATTGTAACTTCTATTGAAATACCTACATTGGGGACCCCTTACAATTTAATGATCGTTTGTGAGGAATATATACAGGTGGAGAACACCAAACCTCCAATTGTGTTGGTCTGCCAACGGATCACTAATGCTGTCGCACGGATCCAACCAAGCAAAAGATCGACTATTCCAGTCAGAAATACGATTTCTGACTAGGCTGTTGCATGGGGGGTCGAGTCCCCACCTAGCTCACGTATGATCTCGTCCACAATTCCTACGAAATCGTCTCGAGTCATACCAGACGCGTCCATGCACATTGCAACTGAGAAGCCAAGTAGCGCATGAGCTAGGAGAACCTCGTTGTACTTGCCCCGATAGGCCTCGAGCTTGACGATAATCTCGATCAGCATGCGCGCCGTGATCGGATCTTGGTCAGCGAGACCTTCGAAGTGCTTCTTGAGGTGCTCGATGTTCATTAATCGAGCGTACCGCTCGACGAGGAGATCACCTTGCGTGTTCGAGGATCAGCACGATGCCCAAGACCACAACCAAGCCGCCAAGAATCTTCAGCGGCGTCGGGATCAACGGAGCTGTGTCATCGCCGAGGCCCGAGAACATGAGCCGATTTGGCCATGCTGGATCGCTCTTCACGACCGGAGACCAAACCGGAAGTCTGTTGCTCGTTCGAAACATGCTCCTCAGCGTATCACAGAAACGGAAGGGGCATCCTCACTTGAGGGGGCAAGAGTGAGGATGCCTGGGGCTGCTTGTCGAGGGCTCGCCTTGCCTCCAAACATATCACAGCGTACGGAGACGACCACTAATCAAGAGTCGCGAATCCGATCTTGAGCGCCGCGCGCGTGAGCTCGACGTTGTTCCTCATCTCGAGCTTCTTCATCACGTGCATGCGATGGGTGTCAACGGTCTTCACGCTGACCTCGAGCTCCTTTGCGATCTCATGGTTGGTCAAACCACGAGTCAGTAGCTTTGCGACTTCGACCTCACGACCAGTAAGGGAATCGAAGGCAAGCTTGAGATCTTCGAGAGTAGTCACATCCATTTCTAAGAGACTAACTTATCGCGGGGAGACTCAACGCCCGATGTTGGGATCGAGAGCCTGGAGATCGGCCAGTGTTGGCGCCTTAGTCCCATCGGGTGGTGCCACGTATGGTTCTCCCTCGACGGCACGTTTCTGTGCGTAGCGTTCGGCTTCTTTGGCCATCGTGCGCATCTCACGCGCGAGCTCAGCATCGTCGGATGTGTAGTCGGGGAGTGTTGCGATCCGGTTCGCGATCGATCGAAGCGATTCGAACGGCCAGTTGCGGATCGTCTCGGGTGGACAGTTGGCCATCGCGAACCGAACGATCGCGATCGCGTCGCGTGCAACAATGTTCACAGCGCGCACGAGACTTGATGGATCGCCGAGCTTTGCTTGCACGAGATCACTACGAAGCTTTGCGGATTCAGTCTCAGCTTCAGCACGCGCCTTTTGAAGTGCCTGGTATTCTTCCATCGACAGCGTTACCTGAGCCACTAGATTCCTCCGAGTAGTTTCTGGATCGTTGTTATCCACGCGGGTTGTTCGCTCCGCCCGACGACGAATAGGATCGGAGCAATCTTTTCAGTTTGGTTGATCACGTACACAGACTCACGATCTATTTCTTCGATGCGAACCGTGTCTCGTCCTGACACCGTGAATACGAGCGCTCGCTCATGCGTCTCCATCGGAGGAGAGATCTTGATCAGGATCGATGTCTTCGGGGGAAGGATCGTGGTTCGAACGTGACGCATGTCTATTTTCTGCACCGGAGCGGACTGCAGATCGGACTGCAGAGCGGACCGAGCTAGGTTCGATGCGCGGCTCGTTGGGAAGGACACCTCCCAAACGGTGAGCGCGTTGAAGAAAGTACGTTTCGCTGATTCCTAGTGCCCCACAGGCTTGGGCCATATCGCCGTCACAGACTTCAAGAGCTTCGCGGTAGATCCTTCGCTCGGCATCTCGCATCTGTATGTAATAAGGAGTGTTCCAGTCACGCGGCGGAGAATTTCGTTTTCTACGCTGAGAGAGATAATAGTCCTTATCCTTAGTTGGCTCTTTCATTACTGATCCGAGCCCTCAAGGGAGTACATTGCGCATCCCGGATCATGGTGCCGTCCACGCTCAATGTGATCGTCGGCTGGGCATGCACAGACCGCGATCGCTGAGCCAGCTCGGTCAAAGCCGGCTTGCATGAGCCCAGCTCCTAGGGGGGTCCAGAAAATCATCGAGAGCCCAACTACGATGGGTGTAAGCCCGCCCGTCGACGGCATTCCAAAGAACGAGACGTCGTAGGCTCGGCCGATAGTCAGCGCAAGGAGCAAGCCCCACCATGCGCCCACACATGCCGGGCAATCCATGAACTCATTCAAATTTGAATTATATCTACTCCAAATGAATCGTGAAATCCTGGCGCGACTTCCGAGGTACCAAAGTGCTGGAGTCAAGAGCATGTAAATGGAGATATCCATCTCAGTTTCCCTTCTTGTCCTCATCTCCTAGCCGCTCAGCTATTTCCTCAGGGAGTAGATCAGGGGCTTCACCACCGCGCGCGACGCTAGCGCCTGGCGCACCCGTCCAACTAGGACAGAGATAAGTTGAGGCAATGAAGTCTCCTCCACCCTTACCAGCTTTGCAGACGCCCCAGATTCCACGCTCGAGTCCTCCATCAAAATCGGGAACCATTCTACGAATGTTCATCACTCTAGGGTCATTTTCTCCGTGGGGGGATGTCAAAGAGATTTGCACTCCTTTGGCTAGGAGGGAGGCACGCGCCTTTTGCCACCAGAGGTCTTTGGCCTTGTCCACATCGAAATGTCTGCAATTCCAACATCCTTGAGATCGTTCAAACACTCGATCTGGGAACATTCCTAATTTGGCTGCTTGATCGACGTTTCCGAGGCGCTTTCCGAGCTTTTTACTCATCTCGAGGCGATACTAGTGACTCTCTGTCCTCAGAGCAAATTTGCGCTCTACTAGCACTAGAGATAAGGATTAACACGTGACCAAAGCCCCGACGAACACCCAAGCAATGCCGTTCGATCCGGCCAAATTCGATACACTCAACGAGCCACTCATCGTACGCGTTGAGAAACTCCGTGGAAACACGCGGTCACCTGTTCCTCTCCCTTCAACGGAAGAGGGCGGAGTAGGTGGAGTTGGATGGTCGAAGGATGACGTTCGAGGCCTCGAACAGTGGCTCGTAACGGCGTGGGCGGGTGGCGGGCTCTACGAGATCGTGGTTACTGACTCGTCACAGCCGCAGTCGGTTACGATGCGCTGGCGCTCGTTCTACAGCCCGTCCGAGTATCCAGAGAAGACCCCTCCGCCGCTTGCTGGCGCTGCGACTCAGCTCCCACAACCCCAACCTCAGGTGCGACAACCTATGAGCTCAGCCTTCCCCAACGGCCTCCCCGTATTTCCCGGTGTGGGTCAGTTCCCGGCTCCGCAGCCGAATTATCAGCAACCTTCTTACTACTATCCGACGCCACCCCCTACGGGCTACGGGTACGGGATGCAGTCCAACCAACCAGGGTTCGACCCATCGCGCACGGCGATGGAACAAACGATCCGAGACATGCAAGCGCAGATGGCCCGCGAGCGCGAGACTGCGCTCCAACAGAAGTACGACGCTGCGATCGCGGCGCAGCGCGAGAGCACACGCGCCGAGACTGCGCGGCTCGAGTCTCGATTCAGCGAGCTCGCTGCAATCGTCACGCAGCTAGCTCAGGGGATCAAAGACGGCCCAGCGAACCGCATCGACCCTCAGATCGAAGCGCTCAAGGAGAACAATCGTCAGCTCGCTGCGAACGCAGAAGCCGAACGGCGCGAGCGTGAGGCAGAGCGTCGTGAGCGTGAGATGAAAGATCTGATCACGCAGATGGCGGCAAACTCACAGCGTCAGATCGAGATGATGCAACAGCAGTTCACGCAGATGCAACAGCAGATGGTGACGCAGGGTCGTCAACACGATCCACTGATCGCGATGTTCCAAGAGCAACAGCGAATGCAGATCGAAGTCGCCAAGGAGCAAGCACGAGCTCAACAGGCGAGCGTAGAGAAATTGATCCCGTTCATGATGAACCCACGCGAGGCAGTGGCGCTCGCACGTGAGAGCTCGAACGGCATCGACGTGATCACGAACCAGGTCTCGCGCGCGTTCGGCGGCGTGATCGAGCTCCAAGGAAAGGTGATGGAGAACCTCTCACAGATGCAGGGTGGAGATACGCCGGTGACGTTGATCAAGGATGGCATCGAGCGCGCGACCGATATGGCTCAGCGTTGGATGGCGGGCAAGACGAAAGAAGCGATTGCGACGCAGCAAGCGCAAGCACAGGTCGCCCATGCTCAGGCGCAAGCGGTTGCTGCTCAGGCGATGTACGCAGCACAGGCTGCTCAAGCAGAGCAACAGCCGCAACCTCCGCCGCGTGTCGTGCACGCGCCTCCAGCGCCACCGGTTCAACAGCAACTGTCTGGTCCGAACGTGTCTTCGCCGGCACAGAAGAGTGGCGCGACGCAATTCGAGTTTGCTCCTAACTCACAGGGCTCAGGCGGCTCCAACGGAACCGCTCAACCGATCCCACAACAAGCTGCACCTGTAGCTTCCACGCCCGTTCCTGTTCCAGCTGGGCCACCGAAACGGCACGGTCGCACCGACGAGGAATGGTTCGGTCCACTCATGCCCGAGGTCTTGAAGATGCGAACGGGCGTGGCGCGCGCGATCGAAAGTGCCACGATGAAGCCGCCCAGGCTCGACAAGGCGACACACAAGATCGATGGCATCGAGCCGGATCAGGTTGCGAACTACATCTTGCAGGCCGCAATGATCGTGATGCAGCAACGCATGCCAATTCCGGTGATGGTCGAGCTCTTCATGCAACAACAGTTCGACATGATGATGGACGTGCTGTTGCCTGATGCACCATTCCCGTACAAGGCTGAGGTGATCCAGTCGCTCGTGGCACAGATGCAAGGCAAGGAACCAGATGAGCCAGACGAGCCCGAAGAAGATGACGACGACGAAGAAAGTGACGAGAACGACGGCGACGATCGCAAGCTCGAAGAGCGAACGACGAAAGCGCGTCCGTCGGCCCAAGCGTGATTGTCGCTGTTGGTTCTGCGTTGCCAAGCGGCGATACCTCCGCGCGATGTTGTAGGCTCTGAAGGTGGCAGACGAATCTAAAAAACCTCAACCACCTCCCCTGAAGCTCGCAAATGCGGGCCGTCATCTTCGCAAGCGATCTCGTGTCTACTGCCAAGAACTCGATAAGTTCAAATCGAACCTTGTAACCTTTGCTTGTGTCGAGACTACCGAAGAAGATCTCGAGGCCTCGGCGCTAGACTTTGCTCGCGCATGGATAGGTTGCGGTGGCTTCCTGTGAAGACGATCTTTTGGATCGCGATCTTCTTGACGTGTGCTGGGATCAGTTGGGTCGTGTTCGATGACTTCGGCTTTCACTACGTCATCGCTGCGGGTGTTGTCGCGAGCGCATACGTCTTGATTTGTATCGATGGACACCCCAAGGATCAGCTAACGCCTAAGGAGCCAGATAAACCAAGGAACGGTTTCTTTGTGTTCCTCGTGTCGCTATTGATCGGCCTCTTGTGGCCGGCATTGCCGATCCTCATCGCCGCGGGGCGCGTGAAGACCGATGATACCGACGGGGCCGCTTGAGGCCTGCAAGCCCGGTGTGACGAGCATCGAAGATGCGCAGCAACACGAACACGCTCATGAGGCCGCTTGCGATCGCGGCGCCCATAAATGCACGTTTAGCATCGATTCCTACTACCATCATGGCGGGCGCGATCAGAATCGTACGCGCCACTGTCCAACCCGCGAGCCGCAACCCTGAGCCCTTGTCCTTTTCCAACACGTCTGCCGCCGTGCGGTAGGTAGGAAGCGCGAACTGAGCCATGACCGAAGAGAGTATACCAAACCCAACCAAGCACGGTCCACTTCGTCTCGCTTTGGGGCTTCCGGCCTACCGTGGGCACATTCAGGCTGAGCAAGCTCGAATGTGGACCGAGCTCGGTGCTGCGCTCGCACAAGACGAGAAACGGGTCCAGCTTGCGGCGTTCATCAACGTCGACACGTGTGGGATAGATCGAGCTCGAAACCTCATGCTCGCTGCAGCGATGCAAGCCAACGCTGATTGGCTTTTGATGATCGACAGCGACACGTGGGTCGTGACGAGTGAATATGCAAGTTCAGGATTCCAGCTTCTAGAGATGATCCACTCAGGTGAGAATCTAGATGCGACGATCATTGGTGCGCCGGTTAAGCGTCGTGGTGGCGAAGGCCTCGCGGTGTACGTGCGCAAGCACGACAAGCTGTTCGCCGTGAAAATCACCGACGCAACTGCACTCACCGTTGTCGAATGTGACGCGATCGGTGCTGCGGTGATGGCGATCAACCTAGGCAAGCTCCAACTTGATGATCGGTTCGTGTTCACTGATCAAGAAGGTGAGGATCTCAACTTCTGTCGCAAGCTTCGCGATCGAGGAGACAAGATCCTCGTCGACACTCGCGTGCAGACCGCTCACATTGCCCGAGGAACAATTCTCCTCAGCAAGGATCCGTGATGGCTAGCGCAGAAGACCTCGAAGACGCGTTCATGCTCCTCGCGAGCACCGTGCAAGACCTCTCCGATCAAGGCATCCCAGACATGTTCTTGATGGGCGTGATGTTCTCGCTCGCCGCGCGAGGCGCGAAGGCCGTCGGCGTGTCGCAAGAAACAGCCTCGAAGATCGTCGAGATCGCATGGAAGTACGAAGATCCAGCCGAGGCCGCGGTAGAAATGGCAGATCTGGTTCGTGGTCTCGAAGATCGTGGGCCAAACGGAAGTGACACCGAGCACTAAAAATGGATGGCCCCAGAAAGTGCACGGGATGTGGACTCGATTTCACACCTAGTCCCAAGCTCTGCAAGATCTACCTCGCACGCGGCAAGGATCCGTCACGCATCAAGGTGTGCCCGTCTTGCGTGCTCAAGGTGATCTTTGAAATCGTCGAGGAAGACGACGTCAAGCCGAGTTAGAGGTGAAGAAACTCGATCCGCGTGGAGCTCGTCCAGGAGTGATGCCAGAGGTCACGCGAGACGTGACGATCGTGGAGATGCTCCAAGCGATGAGCCGATACTCAGACGACGATGTGTTTCGATGGTTCGTCGTGTCGAGGATCAATGCCGATGGCGAACCTGAGCACGTCGAGACGCTTCGCTTGACTGTTGGCCAAGCTCGAAAAGATCTTGGACTCTAGCCGACGACTCTATGATATCTTCGATGAATGTTAGGCTCGTCAGCAACGAGGATCGACCATAGGTGTCCTCGGTCGCCGACGATCTTAGCGACCGCTTCCATACCTAGATCTCGATTCTTGAGGAGCTCGAACGTCCGTAGATGGAGTGAGATCTCTCGAGTCATCAACTCGAGCGTCTCGCGAACGCTCATGTCCGATCAGGTAGCGATCGGCTACGTGTGGGATACTAGGGCTCGTGCTTCTTCGCCTCTTGGCGCATGAGCTTCGCCGTGCGGATCGCGGTCAGGAGCGCGGACAGCGCGACGGCGAACGTGGAGACGATCGTCAACGTGAACACCTTTTGGTTGTGCTCGTTGATCGACGCCATCACGTCTTGGATCGAGGGTGGCGCAATGGGCGCCGCGTCGCCGAAGCCAGGTCGGAACGGGCGATTCCAATCGGCCCACGGGCCCGCCGGACCCCAGTTATTGGGTGGGCGATACGGAGCCGAGAACCGCCCTTCCTTCGTCGTCACCCACCCCGAGATCATTGGTGTCCAACCGTACTCACTCGTGAGCTCGTCGTCGGTCGGCACCATGCCTAGGCCTGCTCCACCAAGCGGCGTATCGCTGTAAAATCCTGCTTCCCCGCGCTGATTATAATAAGGGTCGTCTGGACACAACCATGTCCCACTTCCCCCATAAGTATACCCTATTTCTGAAGGATATCCAGTGTTTGGAGGTAATTGACCATAGGGCGCCAAGATAATCCCGAGGTTCATTTTGACGCCTCCAAGTAGTCGGCCGCTTTACGCAAGACAGCTGGACTTTCACTCGCGTGACCGATCATGACATTGCAATAATGGCACAAAACGCCACGCAGTTTGCCGGTCGAATGATCATGGTCGACGTGTCGCGCCAATCTAGAGTCTTGAACAGCAACATCGTCGAAGCTGGTCTTGCAAACCAGGCATCTCTGATTTTGGAGATGCAACATGTTCAGATAGCTAACAACGGATATTCCATACTCAATTTTTAGTCTTCGAAATTTTCGGTAGGCCCTAACGTGATCTGGATTATTGGCCTGCCATTTCTTGGTTCCTCGTAGCAAGTAGCCTCGATATCTGGGATCTACAGCTCTTCTCTCTCTGTAAATTCTAACGAGGTCAGCCTTCTTTTCTGAGCTTAGAGCAGCATATCGAGCCCGTTCTCGCTTGTTGCGCTCGGCTCTAGCCTCAGGAGTTTGGTTTCTCCTTCGCTCGTATTCAGCTCTTCGATCCCGATCTCGAATCGGCACTCCTAGAGCTTATCACGAGGCTCGGAGGATTAAGGCGACGCGCTCTGATTCACACGGCAGAAAGGAATCGAAATGCCCGTCGTGGAATCTCTCCACGCACCACAACGCGCGTCGTGATCCAACACTACCACGCGATGCGGAGACCTATCGACGATGCTTGTAGCCGGCGGCAAAAATGCTCACTAGAATTGCCGCCGTCGCAACGCCCCCGAGCATTAGACCCAACACTGTGTAGTCAAGTCCCGACTGCCCAAATCCAGTGCCACGCAACTTTGATGCGGTCGCGTACGGATCCCAAAATCGGCCGACCGATGGTGGACCGATCTCGGCGGGAAAAGAAACTGGAGGGAACGGTGGTGTGATGTACCAACCCGGCTCGTCGGGTGGGCAAAACGGGAACGGCGCGCCGAGTTGCATCGTGTACGTTCCGGGCGAGACACCGACGGTCATCGACAGCTCCTGCGCGAGCCGGAGACGCCCGCTGAGCTCCGCTTGGTGCGCTTGAATGCAGCGAGCGCGATGAGGAGAGCTCCACCAGCAAGCGCCCCAAGGCCAAAGATGTAAGGCTGGATCACTTCCTGAGCCCCTTCTTCGGCACCTTCTTTGGCCGTCTGCTTGATGAAGTTCTTGAAGTCTTCGAGCTTCTGATCGACCGTTCCGCCGCCGGGAATGATCGCCAGAATCGATCGGAGATCTGAGATCGCGTCACGGAGCGCCATGATTAGATCTTAACGCTATTTGCGTCCCTTGTACCAGCGATAGCCGAAGAAGGCTCCGGCTCCGATGAGGCCAAGGCCCCACCAAGTCATGTACCAAGGCTCATTGAGGCTCGCGATCGTGACGTTTGGTGGAAGCGCATTCGCGGGCGGAATGATCTGGCCAGGAGGGATCGGGGTATCACGAAGACCGACGAACATCATGGGATCCTCCGATCACTTGAGCATCATGTAAGCGAGCACCGCTCCGCCACCGAGGACGACGATCATGAGCGGATTCTGGTACCACGGCTTGGGCGGCATCATCGGCATCGGCGTGAGAGGCACGCACGCGCCTGCTTGGTTAGCGACCGCACCAGGCGGGCACGTTGGACTCTGCGGCGTGAGGAAGTGCTTGAGGAACTCACCGATCGCCGCGCCGCTACCAGCGCCGACGTTCGTCCACGTCGATGAGCTCTGTTGCTGTTGCTGTCCACCACCTCCGCCACCCGAGCTCGAGTCGGGAATGGCGTTGGGACAGATCGCCATGTTGTTACCGGGGTAGCAACAGATCGCGTCGTCACCGGTGCCGATCTGCTGATATGGGCACGTGTCGCCGGCCCAATTTGCGAAACCAAAACCGGAAGCGGGCGCGCCGCGGAATACGAGCATGTCTCTACTCTATCACGAGCTTGGAATCTTAGGGTGAAGCCGCCGGGGCGGGCTTCGGCTTGTCGGATCCACTGAACAGTAGGAACGTCAACACACCCCCGATGATCAAGATCGGCAACCACGGAATGCTCGTCGGTGCCGGTGCGCACATCTTCGTCGCCATGTTCATCACGTAGCCGGGCGGGCACTGTGGTAGTTGTCCAGCCTGGCATGCTTGCATGAGCGATTGAGGGTTTTGTCCCTTGGCTGCTCCGCCCGCGATCACCGAGAGGCCGAGCGCGAGCGCTTGGGCGGCCTCGGGATCTTTGAGTAGCTCGCAAGCCATCCCGCCGATCGCTGCGGCGACATCCTTCGCGAGCTCGAGAATGGTCGCGACGATGAACTCACCAGCGTTCTCGATGAACCATCCAATACCACTCAACGTGAACCCAGAGCAGCCTTGGTCGTCTTTGATGAATTTGACATTGTCGAGATAGCCCTTGACCTCAGCTGGATCCATCTTGCGCGCGCGCATGAAGAGGCCATGTGCGACCTTGCGACTTCCCGACGGCAACGTGCCGACTTTGTCTTTGACCCATGCAGGCGTGTATGTATCTGCAGTGAGCTCAGTGTGATCGTCCTTCGTGACGAGGAAGATGCCCCAAACATCTTGCGTGCCTGGGTACATGAAGATGTAGAGTGGAATTCCCGGATAGGCCGTCTGCCTTCCAATAGGGTCTGTTGACGTGACCGGATCTTCGATCAGATTGAGAAGCGCCGGAACGGGGTGTCCACCATCGACGGTGGGAGGATTCAACCCAGGAACCGATCCCTGGTAAGAGACGCCTGAGAACCGGCCCCATCGTGTGCCGCGCTTGCAGGTGAATGCATTGGAGTCGTAGCCCTCACCCTTGATCGTCTCCCAAAACGTGCTCGCGGCGTCGATCGTGTCGGCGAGCCACGAGTATTGTGGCGGAACCGATGTGATGGGAACGTCGCCACCGTTGACCGGAAACGTCAACGCCAACGGAAGTTGAACCGTTCCGCTCTTGCGCGTTCCGGTCACACCAAAGGCGCCGCCGATCTGTAGCGCAGCCTCACTAGCCCCGGGCGAGTAGGGCCACGGCAATTGCGTGACCGTCAATTGTCCGTTGGCACCGGCTTGGTACGCCTGTTGGTTCTGAAGGTTGATACCGATGATGGAGCCGGCCCAAGTAGCCATGCCGCTAGGGTAACATGACTTGTGTTAACCTACTGATCGTGTCCGAAGACCGATTTGCAAAGATCTCTGCGTTCATCGGGATCGGGTTGGTCCTCGTCGGTGGGGTCATGCTCTGGCAACAGCGACGAGCCACGACCAGTTTCAACGGTCTGGGACGCCCGCGCTATCGTCGAGTCGAAGGAATGGCCGAAGAGGCCCCCGTGATCGATGGGTTCTCGGATGGCAACATGCACACCGAGATCCGCGCGAGCGATGAAATGCCGATCGAGCAACGGCTAGCGACCATCCAGCGCAAGATCTACGAAGGGACCAAAGACCCCGAGATGCGCAAGCTAGCGCTCGCGATCACCTCGCAGTGCCCCGAGCGCGATGGGCTCTGCGAGGCCAAGGCGATCTACAAAGCGGTCAAGAAACGGGTCCGCTACTCTGGTGACATCGCGCCGATCAAGCACCCCAATGGTCAGGTCGAAGGGATCGATCTCTACCAGAGCGCGCGCCGCACGTGGGAGTTCAAAGCTGGGGACTGTGACGACACGGCGATCCTGATCAGCACCCTGCTTGCGCACAACGGGATCACTCCACGTTTGCGCGTGACCGCCGAGGATAAACATAGCGATGACGGTCACATCTACGTGATTGCGCTCCTGCCCAAGTTCAATCCGTCCTACTCTGTCGCGCTCGATGCGACCTTGCCCGGAAACAAGTTCAACGTGGAAGCGCCGGCGGCGCGCGTGACGGACTTCGACGCATGATGGACAGCCTCTACAACTTCGTGAATCCGAACTATGCCGCAGCGCTTACACTCAAGACGCAGTGTGCTGCGTCGCCGGTTAGCTGTGTCGAGATCAACAAGGCGTACGATCTCGAGCTCGACATGGCAGTGACTCGCCTGCGCTGGATCGGGTTGGGTCTTTTAGTCGTAGGTGGAATCGCCATTTTCCGACGAGGAAGAGCATGAAGAAGAAACCCTATCTCACGTTCCTCTCCGGCTTAGGCGATGCCGCCACGATCGATCCTGGCTCGTTCCTTGCTGCGAATCCGACGCCAACCGCGAGCGACGTCGCACAGTTTCTCGCGAGCGTGCCCAACGCGCAGCGCCCGGAAGCGGCACAAGCACTCGTCGATGCTGGTGTCGATCCCGACGTTGTGCAACACGGTTTGATGTTCGCGAACACGCGCACCGGGTTGAGTTGGTCGTGGTTCACCGGCACGCTCACCGTCGCCGCGTCGGCGGCGGCAACGTTTCACGGCTACCGACGAAACAAGTCGGTGTTCTGGGCCTTGGTGTATGGTCTAGGTGCAATGATGTTCCCGATCGCCACGACCGCGGTCACGTTGGGTCAAGGCTGGGGAAAGCCGAAGCCATGAAGCGCAAGATCAAGTGCCGCAAAGGCGAGAAACGGTTCACCGTGCTTGTTGTGAATCACGATCCCTACGACTCGCATGCGGGCCGATCGTTCGAGCAAGCGTTCGACCAGGCGAACCCCGATCGGGGTAGCCACATTGAGGTCTACGCGACGTGTGCAATGGATGGTGGCGCGGCGCGCATGCCGGGCGTCTATCGCCAAGGTCAACTACTGCGGCAGTTCCGCACGAAGAGAGGTGGATGATGTACTACCGACATCCGCAGCTGGGCCTGATCCCGGACTACCAGTTCTCGACGGATCCCGCCGTGAACCCCCACATCAACCCGCACGTCACGTACCCCGAAGGGATGTACCAGACGACGACGCAGCCGATCGGGCCGTACTACAATCCCCCACCTCCGCCACCGTGTCCGTCGTGCGTCGCGCCCGGAGTAAAAGGACTGGGCATCGACAACCCGTTCGATTCGTGGTGGTGGGAGAATCGGCAATGGCTTGCACTCGGTGCACTTGCGGTTGTCGGGATCGGCGCGATCGCGCTGATCGGCGTGGTCCTCAAGTGAGAGAGGCCGCAGTCGATACCGAGGTCATCGATGAGATCTCGATTCCATCTGATCGTCGACGTACCAAGACGATGCCGCCGCTCGCGACCGGACACAAGGTCACGCTCGACCTTGCCGATCCAGACGTCGCGGCGGACTTTCTTGAAGCGGTCGCGAAGCTCGTGCGATCCCGACGGCGCATCTCGATCATCGTCGAGTAGCTACGTCACTTGAGTTGGATCGCGTGCCACGACGCGAGCTCTCCGACGACGAAGAAGATCCCGATCCACATCATCGCGCGGCCGAGCTCCTTGGTCTTGTCGGTGAGGTGGAACATCAGGATCCCAGCAATCATGACGAGAGCAGCGATCAAAGAAAGCGTCATGTGATCCTCCTTGAGAGGATCCTATCAGCTAGGCAGTTTCACGTCCAAGGCATGTGAGCTAGCGCGTCGGTGACGAAGCGAAGCTTGTCGACGAGCTCGGCACGTGAATCGATGTGGGCCATCTCGTCGAGCAGACGGTGAGCTTGCTCGATCAGCCCGAGACGAAGCGCGAACACGGCTTGTGGTCCCATCCGTTCGAGAATTGCCACGCAGGTAGCCCACGACGGCGACATGATCTCGTCGACGGAGAGCCTAACCGTCTTGACGTCGTCGCGGCTCACTGTGCTTCGACAACGAGCCGACGGAGCTTTTGACCGAGCTCGTAGCCAAGCAGCCACTTCTTATCGAGGTTCTCGCGCGGGATCGCATCGGGGATCGAAGATCCGTCCCACCCGTTCATGATCCCCAAAGACTCGCAGTAGGAGAAACCGAGCTCGGCGGCGTCGAAATAGAGCTTGCGGTAGTCCTCGACGATCACACCATGGATTCGCTCGAGAGCGCACGGTCGAAACGCTCGACCCGATGGATGTGCGACGACGATCGCCGTCAACTTCTGCTCCTTAGAGATCTCGTTGCTCATGGTTTACCTCTTGGCTAGACGTTCGACTTCGAGCTTGATGCCAGGCGGATATCTTTCCTTCGTGAAGCGTTGTTTGATGATCACACGTCCGCTGCGATCGTAGTACCAAGCCGTGCCGTCAGACTCGAGGCCCTCGACGACGATCGGATTTCCCATGCGCCAGATCTGAAGGCCCAAGTGCCAACACGCCCAAACGCGATCACCTGGGGCAAGGTCAACAACCGGCAGCATCATCATCTCACACCGAGCATATCAAACGACACGGAGATCATCGTCTTTGCAAGGTTGCGAGCACATCGGAGTAGACGAAGCGAAGGATACGGCCATGTCGGAGGTATGGGATTTGCTCGGCTTTGACCCATCGACGAATCGTCACGACACTAACGTTGAGCGCCGTCGCTAGATCGTCGATCGACATGATGCTGTCGTCTTCGATTCCCGCAGGGTGAGTGACCGCGAGTAGATCCTGAAGCGCTGCGGTTCCGTTCTGCTCGATCAGTGTCGTTAGTTGATCAACGGGCTCGAACCAACCATCGTGGATCATCGCTTCATCGAATTCGGTGTGAAGCTGCGCGGCGAGCTCGGCGGGCACCGGTGATGGGATCAACCCGATCAGAAACACGTCGAATGGGCAGTTGACCACGAGCGATCGCATGCACGGTAAGAGCTGCGCGGCGCGCGCGCCCTCGATCTTGATCGGTCCACGTGGATCAGATGGTGTGTGCACCTGAGCGAACACAACCCACGACTGATTAGCTGCGTGAAGTGCAATGGCTGCAGTCGTCGTAAGGGAGAGCTTGAGCACGTCCGGTCGTCGAATGTTTCGACGTAGTTACGTTACTCGATCTGCTCACTGATGAACAAATCGGGCTCACCCATTATCAACATAAGCTATCGCAACTCTTGGGGTTTATTTGTGATCGGACCAGATCTAATTTACTCTGATCGTCATGATGTACTACCGCCACGGCGCAGATATGCACTACATGCGACCCGACGCAGTCATGCGGACGAGCGTTGTGCAACCGAGTGGCGGGTACTACCCGACTGCCGATGTGCTCGCGGTCGCCAACGAGTTCACCGTGGGAAACTACGCGTTCTCGCAAGGCAACGTCGCAGATGACGGCATGCCCACGAGTGGAATGAGCGGTCTCGGCTACACGTACTTCCGCGGCCTCGGTCAGGGCGGCGGGCCGAGCTTCAACCCGTTCAAGAAGCTGTGGCTCATGTTCAAGGCGAAGCGCGCCGCAGCCAAGGCGCAGATGTTCGTCGCCGCAGCGACGGCGCGCGGGATGCGCGGCCTCGGCGCTGCGTATCCGTACGGCCCCGCGATGGCGATGGGCCCAATGATCAATCCCGACGCGGCGGCGCGGTTCTCGATGCTGACCGCGATGGCAGAGCGAAACATGCCGATGTCGATCGCGGACTCGTACGGTCCGGCATCGCTGAATCGCTGGAACACCGTTCGTTTCCCGAACGGGTAAACATGTCGAAGATCATGACGCTATCAGGTGCTGCCGAGCTCGGACGAGAGTCCGGGCGGCAGTGCAAGTGCGTCTACAACCCGCGCACCAAGCGCCACGCCCGACTCTGTTTCGTCGGGAAGTCCAAACGCAATCGTTCAGGCTGGCAGTTCCAAAAGGGTGGGAGCCAGTTCTGTTCTCGTCGGTAACCACCCCAAGGAAACCCCACAGGAGAAACCAATGCGTCGTCGAATGCTCGGAAAAGTCGATCTTCTAGGCCTCAACGAGTTTGGCCAGAATCCAGGCCTCAACCCGATCTGGGGCACGCTGATCGGCGGCGGCGTCTCGGGTCTCACTTCGATCACGCTCGGTCACACGCAGACGGGCAAGCTCGCTGAGAATCGCGAGCTCATCGGTCTCATGGCCGGTCTCGGCACCGCAGGTGTGATGTACGCGATGAAGTCGACGCGCCATGCGGCGCTCGGCGCGGCCGTCGGTGCGCTCCTCGCGAGCGGTCTGGCGTGGATGGAAAAGGTCATGCTGGGCACGGTCCAGTTGCCCGCGACGACCGCAGCGGTCGCTACGCAGGTGGCTGCTCAGGCTGCAGCGGGTGGCGCGCCGCCCCCGGGCACCGCTGGCGCGTTCGGCATCGCGAACATCCGTCAGCTGGGGATCTCGAATCTTCGTCAGCTCGGCCTCTCGACGGTGGCCAACGTTCCGCACGCGCGCGGCGTTGCCCCCGGCGCTGGCGTCGCTGGCGTCCAGCTCGGGAATGCTCGTCCGCCGATCAATCTGATGGGTCCGGGCTCGCCCGCGTCGCGTCAGGTCGCGCTCATGGGTGGCCCGCCGATCCACGGCATCGGTCACGCGTACGGCGCAACGGTCGTGGGTGGTGGTCGCTAATCATTCACCGCTTTCGTCGGGGGACGTCCCCCGCGAGAGCACAAACCTTCAACGAAACAAGGAGACAGAGTCATGGCTGGATCAGTTGGCGTAGCACCAGGAACCTACACTTTCACGCTGCCGAACGGGCACGTCCTCGCGATCGAGGATTGGATCGACGACAAGCTGTACTCAACGGTGCAGCTGGCGAACGGTCAGTCGATCGCCGTCGAGGCGTTCACCGTCGGCCGTGGTCTGCAGATCTCGGGCGGCACCCGTACCACCACGCGCGTCGACACGAACGTGCCGCGCTCGGGTGAGAACGGTCTGCCGATGGCCTGGGAGATGTATATCTACGGGATCGGGATCAAGGTTACGCGCGTCTGCCGTCCGCAGACGGGCGCGAGCCAACCGGTTCTCGCAGACGGCTCGGGCGCGCTGTCGGATCCTCCGCAGCTCGTCACGCTGTTCAACATCGATCGCGTGACCTTCATCAACTTCTTCTACAACACGCGTGACTACACCGTCGGCGTGATGCAGGACTACCCGCAGGGTCACGGTTACAACGTGTTCTCGACCAACCCCGCGTTCGAGCTCGCGCAGAACGGCATCCCGTCACCGCGCGACCGCAACGCGCTTGTGCTGCCTGTCTGGCTGCGCGAGCAGCTCGGGTACAAGTGCGTGTTCACGCCGGAAGCCCCGCTCGTGATCTCGCAGCTCGCGAGTGATGGCTCGACCGCGCTCACCTTCGCCGATGTGAAGGTCTACGCGTACGGCCTGATCAAGCGTTCGGCCGGCACCTGATCGGCTGCGGTCTGCGAGCCGCTCAACTCGCAGTGGTGGACCCGAAGCCCGTCGATCGAAAGGTCGGCGGGCGTTGTCGTTTCAGATGAGCCGACCCGGATCCTCGTAGCTCGAGACGCCAAGCTCGGCGAGTCTACGACGTGCGGGATCGAGCTTCACGTAGCGTGCGGTTGCCGTCGGGAACTCGTATTCGCGCTGGTAGCGCGTGATGCGTGCACGTCTACGTCTCGCGAGCTCGCAACCACGGCAATCCGATGGGCACCAAGGTCTCGGCGGATCCTCGACGATCGCCACAAGGTCATGGATGATCGCGTCGTCTCGGTCGATGCTCTCGAGGAGCATATCCAATGCGAAGACGAGAAACGCGATCACTAGTTGACCGCGGCGAGCGGTTGGATCTCGTCGTCAAGCTCTTCAGGTTCGAGGAGAACCCAAAATGCGATCGCGGCACCGATTGGGATGTCGATCGGGCGACAGGTCTTCAGGTTCGCGAGGAATCCGGTGATGTCGCCCCACATGATTTGTCGACGTGGATGCTCGATCAGCGCGATCTTCCACATCGCCAAAAAGTGATCGACAAGGTCAGAAACCTTGGCCGGAGAAGCCAAGATAGCTAGCGATTCGTCAGCCTTACGCTTTGCGAAGGTCTCTGCCCATCCAGAGTTTGTCACTGAGAGATAGGCTCTCGGTCCGGTAGTTGGTCTTTTGTAGATGACTTGCTTCCGAGCGTTCGTTAAGCGCACTCATCGAGACTACACCCGTGCGAGGAGACTCGACCTCAAGGGGCGCTTAAATGACAGATCTCGTAAGGGTTGGTAGTGTGGATTCGTCGCCAAGAATGTAACGGCGACAGGAGTCAGAAAAAATGGGTCGTCTACCAGACCGATTCGCTCAGCGGATCATCACGTTTCGTCAACCTTGGAGCATGTACGGCGAGGTGACGCTCACGTCGGCGCAAGCCGGCAAGACGTTCCCGGAAGGAACGTTCCTCAACTCCACCGACAAGCCGTTCGAGATCCATCGCTTGATCCCACGGATCACGGCGCTCGACGGTAACGGCGTCGCGCTCGTCACGCAGCCTGACGAAGAGTTCATGTTGTCGATGGTGAAGTGTTCGATTCTCGATCTCGGCAAGACGACACCTCTCCAGCGCGCCCCGACGCGTCTGCGCTCGATGCTCAAGGGTAGCGCAGAGCAAACGTGGGAGTGGGCGGATCCCTACTATCTCGTCAAGAGCGAGCAGTTCCAGATAACGAATGACGCCGACACGTTCCCCGCGATCACGAGCCTCGTCACGCTTCGCGTCGAGCTCAATTTCGAGGGCTTCCTACTCACGATCGCGCCGCCTAGCGAAGCGCGGTAAAGAGGGTCCATGCAGCCCTCGGTAGTCAACACGATGAGTGTGCCATCGGCGGGTAGCGGCGAGCCGACGCTCGTTTTCGTTGCCGGGCAAATTCCGATGCGCGTGAACGTGTCCAACGTTGGTGCCGTGTCCGTCCAGCTCGCTCACGAGTCATCGACGCTGACCAACAGTCCTCCAACGCTTGGCAAGACCTTCATCTTGCCGATCGGTCGTGAAGTGGTCTTCGTCCTAGCGCCGGGGCAAGCGATCGTCGCGGTCTCGCAAGGAGCCGGCGGGGAGATCTCGATCGCAGCGTCGGAAGCGATCCCGCAAACAGCCTTTGGAGCGTGATCGATGCCCATCCTTTCAGAGTTCAACGATTTCACTCCTGTCGATGCACGACTCTTCAACCAAGCGCTGTTCGAGCTCTACTTTTCGAACTGGGGTCAGCGCGTCGTCAATGCTGATCCGACGATCGCAGCTGCAAACCTTCAGTATCCGTTGCCCGGACAGCAAGGATTGCAGGACTCGCTCGCGGCGATCGCGATCGGTCCGCGCTCGACGGTGGATCGTTTCTGGATCTCATACAACCGTCAAAAGACGTTCAACACGACGCAGACGTTTTCGGGGACGCCCGATCGTGCTCGGCGTGTGAGCCTCAACGCGCCGATGGTGTTCGCACAAGCGACGCAGAGTGGTGTGGTGGCACCTGCAACCAATCTGGGCCCGAACGTGGCGTGCATTCAACCCGCTGGAGGAACGATCTACCTCTACCCGTATGCCAGGCAGAGTCCGAGCGTCAACAATCCAATGGGCATCACGTTTCCGCTCGAGCAAGACAACACGTGCTTGCCGCAGAACTACGTGTCGGGCGTCGATGGTACGACGATGCTCGGCTTCGGAACGAATGCACCAGGCGTTGGTGCTGTGAGCCCAGCAAGCCCGTTCGTTCAACCGTTGCTCCACGCGTATCTCTATCTGAAGCCGCCTGTGTTGCCGTTGCCGGTTTCGCGGTTTCCGTTGAACTACTTCGTGAACTGGACGGGTGGGCAAGCAGTGCCGGCGGCACGCACGCTGATCGCACAAATCCCGGTGTTTGGTCGCGCGCACATTCGGCTGTGGGGTACTTGCCCAACCTCGACTTGCGTTTTCGATGTTGGGTTCATCCGTGGCCTTAGCGAAACCGACGCACAGAATCTCGAGTCGCTCGAAGTGATCGGCGCTGCGGAGCGCAAGCTGATCGCGATCGATGGCCCGTGTGCCGATTACATGAACGTCTACGCGACGCCCGATGCACCGTCGACGGTGCTCATGCAGATCGCCTGTTACGACTCGCTCGCGGGCTATGGAAACCAGATCAAGCCCTAATGTGAAAGGCTTTTTCAATGGCGTATGGCGGAATCCCCGTTTACATCGATCGAGGCCCGGGATTTCACTTTAGGAATTTCCTCCGCATCGATGATTTGACCCTCGACAGCTTCACAGGAAATGCGGCTAACATCGCGGCGGCCGATACTGGTCAACTCACGACGGCGATTCCTGGACCGAACCAGACGGGGATCCCGATTTGGTTTGGTCGTGGAAGAGGCAACTGGCGACCGGCCGACGCGAACATGATCATCGACAGTTTCCAGGTGCTGCTCACTGGTGCACCACCGACGGGATTCGTTGTGCCAGCCACAGTGTTGCCGACGCCAGTCGTCGTCAATGGTGACCTGATCTTGACGCATCAAAATGTTGTCAATGGTGGTGTCCAGCTTCTTCGTGTGATCTTGCAGTACGTCAACACGATGGTTAGCTAGAGACGGTTGGTTTGCGCATCTAAGTAGATTCGCGATACAATTCAGAACATGGCCGACGAAGATCGCATCCGAACGATCACCGCGAATCTGGAGACGACCTACCAGAACATGCGTTTGGCTGCAGCCAACGTGTCTGGTTTGCTGTCGGTCGGCCGTGCGACGTGTGACGAGGTCAAGGCCTACAATCTATGGGCGCTCGCGACGTACAACGCGCAGCGCGGCATGTTGAGCACGCTACGCGCCGCCGGTGATCAAGGCGTGCCCGAGCTCCCCGAGGCGCCAACGCTGTTCTCCTGGCAAGGGATGGACGGCTCACAGGCTCTCGACTTTGATTGCTCTGGCGACATCTCGAGCGAGAACGTCGACAGCTTGCAAGGCGCGATGAAAAAGGCTCTGCGTGGTCCGTCGAGCAAGGCGGTCTATCTGAGTCTAGAACAGGTGAACATCGTCACCACCGATCAGCACATGTACGATCCCGAGAACTCGCCGAGCTTCAAGACGCTGAGCGACGTCGCAGCCAAGCAGCAAGCCGGCCTCGGAATCGCGCCGGTGCTCTTGATCATCGTGATTGCCGGCATCGCGATCGGCGTCGCGCTCGGCATCAAGGCGCTCATGGCCTACCTCACGGAGAACTCGATCCAAGAGGAGACGACCGAGCGCACGCGCGTGCAGTCCGACGCGTTCCAGCGCTACACCGCGGCGAGGTTGAGTTGCTACTCGAGTTGCACGGCGCAAGGCAAGAGCACCGAGGAATGCGTGTCGACGTGCGCAAAGCTCGTCGAGAAACCCGACATCAAGATCGATTCCGCACGTGGGATCGCGGAGTGGGGCGCGTTGCAGTGGGTCGGCCTCGTCGCGGTCGTCTCGTTCGGTTCGCTCATCGCCTACAAGCTCTACCGGCGTAGGCATGAAGGTCAGTACTTTCCGACGATCCTCCCCTAGGACTGGTAGGCTGGCGAGGTGAGCGACGTTTCTCAAGCGAAGGTGTTGATCGTCGTGTTCGCGATGCCTCAGTGCCCGGCGTGTCACGAGTATCTGCCTCGATTTTGGAAACAGGTGGAGGGCTTCCAACGTCTCGGCTACCCGTTCGTGCCGTACGCGCCGAGCACGAACATCAACCGCGGCGACATCCCGATCCTCGTCTACGACGTCACGTCGAAGGATCCGAGCGTTCAGCAATTTGCTGATCGATTCGAGGTGAGCAGCGTTCCAGCGACGGTGTTCCTGCCTAAGATGGGCGGCTTCCACAAGCTCGTGGGCGCACAGGACGACGAAACGATCTATCGCCTCTTGCTCGCGGCTACCACGGTCAACAGCAACTGAATTGGCGTCGGTGGTACACTACGAGACGTGGATCCGGGACTACTGGACTACGCAAAACAGTACGGGCTTCTAGGCCTTGTAGCGCTCGCATTTGCGTACGTGATCATTCGGCTGTGGGCTGACTACAAGTCGGCCGTGCGCGAGGCTGAGGCAGCGCGCAAAGCCTGCGATGTCGAGCGTGGTCAATGGGCGCTAGAACGTGAGAAACTACAGACCGAGCAAGAGGAATCGGTGCGAGAATCTCAAGAGCGGTTCATGCAGGAAATGCGCGATGAACGCGCCGAGAACCGAAAGCACGAAGACGAAATGCGACAAGAATTTGCTGAGCTCATGGAGCGCGTCTCCGACGCTGCGAACAAGCAGTCGGACGCGCTCGTGGCTGCGCTCCACAAGTTCTACGATCGCTTTGTGGGCCCCCGTGGGGGGCGGTACTGACCATGGAGGGTAAGATGACCAGATTCCCGAATGGAACGAGTCGACCCAACCAACGCGCGCAGGCGGCAGCGGTTCGTGCGATCGGCGCCCACGAGCGTGTGGTCATGGTCGCAAAGAACCTTAACAGCGAGCTTGGCGACGCGACACCAGCTCATGGAGTGCCGGTGACCGAGCTCCCCGACGACGACAGCATGGTAGTTGCGATCGTCGCCGCGATCGAATCGGGCGAGGCAACGAAGTAGCTTCAGCCGTTCTCCGCGCCCTATGTAACAATGTATGGAATGCGGATCCTCGTCGAGACTCGCGAACCTCCCCCACTAACGCGCAAGATCATCGCGCTCTACGTGTTCACGGTGTGGATCACGGCGTGGTCATCGGTCTATCTGATCTTCGGCTGCGCACACCATGGTGGCGTTCAGGCTCCCTGTCCGACACCGAACGCGGTCAGTGGCACTAACACGGGTGGCCACGGCGAGAGTCGATGCACTATCGGACTCTGGGGCGTGATGGATCGCCATCACGGCTTCGGTACGAGCGGTTGGGAAAAGACCGTGACGTACGCCGAGCAAGAGGCCGAGTACTACTCGGCCAAAAACCTTCGTGACACCTGCGAGGCGCAGGGCTTCGATACGGTCTGGAACATCACCTACGACGATCACTCGTGCGTAGGTGAGCAGCGTGGAGAACCGCCCGACGAATGGCGCTACCAGTGCACGTGTGAGACGAGCGCGTTCTGCTACAAGTCCGTTCCCTGAAGACTACTAAGCCCGCAACAGGGGAGGAAACCTGTGCGGGCTTTTCGTTGATCGCGGTCTCAACTCAGCCCGACCGGGGAGTGAGCCGAGGAGAACCTACGATCTTATCGACGACGCTTGCGGCCCTTGAGCTCGCTGCGCATGCAGGAGCCAAAGGCCTTCCAGCTCGTGCCAGCGCTCGTCTTGAAGCAGTGGCGCGAAGCGGCGCCAAACTTGGCGCGGTGTGCACGAACGCGTGCGGACTTGGTGTGGCGACGCTTGCGGGCCATGCTCATCTCCTCGGGGGAAGTGGACGGACGATCGGCTTGGGAGCTACCGGCCGAACGATCGGTCGCGTGCAGCATCCGGGTTTGACTGTGGGTTTACTACCCATGACTCGAGAATACATCAATCTTCAGGGTCTTTCCACTGTAGGAACGTGATCACGAACAGGAGCGCGCCGAGGGTACCAACTAGGAACCCCGTGATCAGACAGCCGACTTCGACCACAATCGATACCCCTTCGAGGCTAGATAGGCGCCACCAAGGAGCCCAAGCGCGCCGAGTACGTAGAGCAGCCTCGAGCTCGCTGGCTTGGGGCAGATCGGCAATCCGCTCCAATCGGGGCGTGATCGGTCAGCGACGGCCGCAAGACCAGCTGCGAGCAAGGCCGCACCTTCTTCGGTGTCAGGTCCGAATCCCCAATGCCGCCAAAGAAATGTGTGCCAGTGATCGACACCCGGTAACGGCCCCACCCAATAGTTACCGCGCGCGGCTTCGATCCGAACCTTCGCGGCGGGATCGGGGAACGCCTGTTGATACTCGAGTCCATCCTGATCGTCAGCGCCGTTCGAGAAATCGCCGCTGTCACCGTCGGCAACGAGCTTCGCGATGAGCAACGTTTGCAGCGTCGGATCTGCTGACGTCGCAGCCCAGCGACCGTACGGTGCCGAGAATCCCGAGCCGTGGATCGGTCCGTAGTGGCCGTAGTTGGGGTGTCCGGGCCCTTGGCGATAGAGGAGCAGATCGTTGACGCTGCCAAGTCCCTCGAGATTGGCGCGGTTCACCGCGGCTTCACCGACGGCGACTCGCTCGGTGATCGATCGCGAGCCGACTTCGGATTGCATGTAGCGCGCGAGCGTGTAGCCCTCGAGCGAGAGGTCGCCCCCGTAGCCGAGCGTCGCCATCTGTGCCTCGGCGGCGGCTCTCATCGCCTCTGGATCACACGCGACGTTTCCGTTCCCGTCGATCCCACAACCCGAGCTGATTACTGTGTCTGGTACGTCAGAGAAATCGCCGACGAACCACGGCATGCAGTCGGTCGATGTCGTCACTGGCCTAGATTACCTTGGAATTGCTCTATTGTGGTAACCTCGAGCTATGGCCGTGAAGTGTAGCTCCGGTGTTTGCCAAGGAACCGATCCGGCTACTGTGGCATCGATTCGGCAGCTTCAGCTCGCCACCAATCGATTCTCGGTGGATCCAGACATCGGATTCTCGCCGCTCGCGATCGATGGCTTGGTTGGCCCCGCAACCGCGGCTGCAGTGTTCTACGCACTAACTTCGATCTCGCTGAGCCAGTCACAAGATCTCACCGACATGGGCTTGTCTGGCCAAGCTACGTTGCTGATCGATCAGATGAACACGCCCGAGGACATCGCGAACCAAGCTGACTTTGTTGCACAGGTGATCGACACGAGCGCTGGTGTGCTCGGATTGCCGTCTGCGGCTTCGATCGTTCCGGCGGCTTCGAGCTCGCCGCGTTCATTGCCTGCACCACGTGGTGCGGCTGCGGCTGCAGCACAAAAAGCTGTGCTCGCAAAGAAATCTGGAATCACGGGCGGGCTGTTCGGTTTGAACCTTCCACCGTGGGCGATCTACATCGGTGGTGGAGCGATCGCATACCTTGCGTTGGCCTTCGTTTGGAAGCGCATGCGTCGATCTAGGCGTGTTCATCAGTAAAGTTGATGGAATACGGATCTTCGAGGTACCCTAAGGGGAACCATGCGAGGTCTGTAGGATGCCCGCTCAAAGTACGTTGCATCAAGTCTTGACGTACACCCTCGTCGCGGCGGGTGGTCAGGCTTCGCTGCCACACAACATCAACTTCAACGGTCGTGCGCTGATCCCCGACATCCTATTTCGGGATGATGGTGATTTCTCGATTGTTTTGGTGACCACGACGGCGATCGTCGTCCAGAACAATAGCGCATTAGCCGCGACGTTGAACCTGTGGCTGTTCAAGCTTCACACGCTCGAGATGGAGTTTGGAGCTCGGGGGATTCAGAACCTCAATCCGCTTCCGTTCGTGCCCGCTGCGGGCGCGGGTGGTGGCGGCGGCATTCCAGCCCAGGCGTTCCGTTACATCGCGACCGGTCTTGAGGGTTCCGACTTCATGGTCAACCTTCCAGCGGCGCGCCCCAACGATACCTACAAGGTCTTCGGCAACGGTGCTGGGATGGCGATGATCGTTGGTTTCGACTTTCCAGACATCCTAGCTGGTGATCGCACGACGACGCAATTTCGCGTCGTGACGACCGCTGCACTCACCGCTGGAGATCAAATCGATTTATTCGTGACGAACTGAGGTCCGCATGAGCAAGGTCTTAACGGCTGATCAAATCAGACTTCACGCCGTGGATCTTCTGCAACAAGCAGCGGATCCTAGTGCAGGCGGTGGTGTCGCTGCGGCGATCGGCTCGTTCTACTTGCGTTCGGGAACCGGTCAGGCATGGCTAAAGACTGGTGCGGGAAACACGGCATGGACCAAGCTCGTTCAGAGTTATGGTTGGCTCTCGGTAAAGGATTATGGCGCTGTTGGTGATGGCGTCACCGACGACACTGCGTCGATCCAAGCCGCAATCAACGACGCCGCAACCGCGGGCGGCAACGTTGTCTTCTTCCCGCCCGGAACGTATGCGGTAACGCAACTCACGCTCAACAACCAAAGCAACGTGCAGTTGCGCGGTGCGGGCGCAGGCTCCGTCATCAAATGGGTGTGGAACGCGGCGACTGCAGCCGGCTCGATGATCACGCTCTCGGGTGGCACGCAGCGGGTGAAGATCGAGAGCCTACGTCTCGATGGCTCTGGGCTGACGAATCCCGATGCCGGACGTGGCAATCACCTCATCGCCATTGGTACCGGCGCTGGTGCGGTCGTGGAGACGCAAATCAACAACTGCCAGCTGGGCAACATGATCGCGAGCTCCGGCGACGGCGTTCACATCTTGGGAACCGCTGGCAACATCGTATCGCGTGTGTGGGTGTCCGACTGCGTGCTCACCTCGTGCTCGCGGTTCGGCGTCGGTGTTGAACAAGGCGCTGAGTATCTTTGGGTCCAGAGCAACTACTTCACCGGCAACGAAACCGATGTCGCGATTGTTGCAACGGCGGATCTCAACACGGCGGCTGTTATCGTCTATGGAAACGAGATCCAGCACACCGGTACCGTGCACCATGCGATGCGCTTTGAAGGTGGAGCGACGACGTTCATCACCAAATTGATCGTCGCCGAGAACGTGGTCATCGGTGGGTTCGCCACGCTCAACCGGGCGCAGTCGGCGATCATCACCGGCAACGTGCAGACGTCTGGCTCGTTCGCTTCGACGAATGCTGTGTGGCGAATCTTCGGTAACGTGACCGACTCGATCGTGACGAACAACTTCATCGATCGCGAGTCGGGCTCAAGTGCAGGCCCGTGTATCACGTGCGAAAAATCGACGAACTCGCCCAAAAACATTCGGTTCGGTCAGAACGTGCTCTCGCAGGAGAAGCAGGGCGCTAACTTCATGAACATCATCGACTGCACGCGGATCTCCGTCGGGCAGTGCATCTTTCATGCAACGGACGCTGGCGGCTCGACGATGTTTGGCGTGGACGTCCAAGCGGTAACCGTCGCAGCGACCGACATTCTCATCGGCCATGCCAACCAATTCAGTGCTGCGGCGGGGTCAATGGCTGCGTGCGTGCGACTGCTCGCGAACGGCGCCAACGTCACTGACATCTCCGTCGTTGGTAACCAAGGCGACGGCGCCGACTACGGAGGTCGATTCGAGATCGGGGGTGGGGGAGGCACGTTCAATGGTCAGCTGCTCTACGGTGGAAACAACTTCGACTCGAGTGTTGGCAGCGTCAACCAAGTGGGCGTCACGGTACGGCCTAGGATCGGCGCCAATGCAGCTGTGACTGCCTCGCAGCTCTTCACCGGTACTGGCTCCCCAGAAGCTACGGTTACGGCTACCATTGGCTCTTTGTACTTGCGCTCAGACGGTGGGCAGGCGACGAGTGTCTACTACAAGGAAACAGGCACGGGCAATACCGGATGGATTGGGATCGGTGGCGCGCCGATCATATTTGGTACCGGCGATGTGACCACAGTTGCTACTGCGGTGTTCCTTGCTCCGGGATGGATCGCTACAGCCATCGCCACAGAGATTCAGTTTGCGATCACCCGTCCAGGCACGATCCGCAACTTCTACGTTCGAGTTGCCGTTGCAGGTACGACCTCAACAACAAATACGTATACTGTTCGAAAGAACGGCGTGGATACCACGCTCACTGCGGGGCTCAACAACACCGCAACCGGCACAGCGTCTGACACGACGCATAGCTTTACGGTTGTCGCTGGCGATCTGATCTCGGTGGACTGCGTCAAGGGTGGGGCGGTTGCGTCGGGACAGACCCTCGTCACCGCTACGATGGAGCAAGCGTAGTGTCCAAGTCACTTGCCGCAGATCGTCTCAAGCTAGCGCTCGCGACGTGGGCGCAAGAGACGACCAAGCCAAATATCGACTCTGCCGTCGGGTCGCTCTGGATGCGCAACGGCAGCTATCCGACGATCCCGACCGAGCTCTACCTCAAGACCGCCGCGACCGCGAACGGATGGATCAAGGAGAACCTTGTCAACATCAACGTCTTCAACGTGAAGGACTACGGTGCGCTCGGCGACGGCGTCACCAACGACACCGCAGCGATCCAAGCAGCCATCGACGCAGCCAACGCCGCAGGTGGTGGTCAAGTCTACTTCCCGGCGACGGCAAATTATTACTCCGTCGTGAAGACCGCTGGTGGTGGGCATGCTGATGTGTTGTCGGTGTCCAACGTCGCCAACGTGACCTTCATCGGAGATGGTTATGCCTCCAAGATCCGGCAGACCGGATCCGCTGAGGCATCGGAGACCCATCTATTTGGTGTTCACAATGGATCCAACAAACTCAAGTTCATCAACCTGTTCGTCGACGTCTCACTGATTACGAATCCCGATCCCACCTCGCAGAACCACGCGCTCAACATCTACGGCAAGGCGGGTGATCCTAACGGAGGGCCTTCGAATGTCGAGATTCGCGGCTGCTACTTTGGGCGCTGCGTTGGCGATGCCGTACGATTCATTGGTGAGGTCGGCCAGGAAGTCCAGAACGTTCGTGTACTCAATAACATCTTTGATGCTGAGGATGGTAACGGCGGATCGCGTACGTGCGTTTCTGCGCAGCGCAACAGCCGATACATACAATGCCACTTCAATTGGATCCGTGGTTCGCATGATCAGCAAATCGATTGGGAGCCGACCGCTGGACCCGGACCCATACAATGGTCAATCATCGGCAACCACATCGACAACGAGAGTCATGTTGTTGACGCAGTGACACTGTCGGGTGCCGGTGACACGAACGCGTCGATGCGCAACATCTACGCGTACAACACCCTCAACAATGGTGGGGGCATCTTTGGCGTCGCCGTCGGCCCCCTCGTCTTCCACGGTAACTATCAGGAACTCTCGGTAGGCGGCACAGGGACGATCGTACTTGAGCAATTCGGTCAGTATGAGCAAGTGACGTCGAACATCGTGCGAAACACCGAGCTCGATGTACCACAGGCGACAATACTTGTTTCTACTGTTGGTGTGAGTATTACGACAGATCTGCTCATTGCAGATAATTTGGTGTTCCAGACATCAACGAGGGCCGGTGGTGCAGCCACTATCGCTATTCAAGATGTAGACAATGCGGTTCTTACTGGAAACCACTGCAGTGTCAACGATACGCAGATCAACAGTGTAGGATTGACGTCGAGTACGGTGTCACGTGCGGTGAACAAAAACGTGTTCTCTGGCAACATGATTTTCAACGATGGTGCTGCAGCATTTCTTGCTGCAGTCCGAGCCTCAACGAGCGCTGCACACAATCTGAAGAATCTTATCCAGAGTTTCAACCACGCAAATCTGGGGGTAGGCAGCACGAACGGTATCCGATGGGATGTATCCGGTGGAGCGTTGTATACTGGGGGCCAGCAAGCGTGTTGCAACAACCTTGTTGGTGTAACGGGCGCCGGTCAGGCATTGAATTTTGGGGGTGTTGGGGGGCCGGTAATCATAGAAGGGGAGACGGGACCAGGAACCCAGATTCAAGCGCAAAATTTCCCGACCGCGACAGAAGGAAATGCGACGGGACCCGTCGGATCGATCAACCTCAACAGCAACTCGTCTGCGGGCGCTGGAAAACTCTTCAATATCAAGGAAAGCGGATCGGGTAACACGGGATGGATCGGCGTCGGCGGTTTTGACTTCATCATGGGAGCAGCCGCCGGCTCGACGGCAACGGCCGCACGATTCTTCGCGCCCGGAGGGATGGCGCTTGCGGTTGAAACTGCGACTGAGATCCAGTGGGTCGTGCCCAGGCCTTGTACGATCAGAAATCTACGGCTCGTCTGCATTGCAGGTACAGGTGGCGGCAATAACACATATCGGATTAGGAAAAACGGCGTAAATGCCAATCCGACGCTTACGATTGCTAATACAGCCACCAGTGGAACGAACACACTAACGACGACGGCGGTTGCAGGCGATCTCATCTCGATGCAGGTGACTAAGACGGTTGCCCCGGCGACGCCTCAGACTAACATCATCATCGCCACGGAGCTCGTATGAATCAAGTCAGTGTTGGAGATCGCGTTCTATTTCATTACGTCGAGGCTCACGTCTGTGGTGGTGTCAACTGCAAGTGCGACGACGAAGCTCCCAAGCAATCGCGCGAAGCTGTTATCACGGCGATCATCGACGATGAGGGTGTGCCTACACTCGCGCTAGAAGTCGAATTCTCCCCCGAGGAAGTTGCTATCCACGGATGGAGCAAAGAACAGACATGCCCGATCGCAAATCAAGACACGGGCACGTCGTCACGTAGTGGATGGACGTTGCCGAGCTGAGAGGTGAATCATGAGCAAGGCGCTAGAAGTCAACACCCTGACCGTTCCCAACGGAACGGTCTCACCGACTCTCGAGTCGATCAACGTCGACCCGACGGCCGGCGGCGGGCATGCCGCTCCGCTCGGCTCGCTTCTGATGCGCACCGATGTCGTAGGTCTCTACATCAAGACCGCTGCGGGAAACACAGCGTGGACGAAGCTCGTCAGCGAGCTCTTGCTCCGTGCCGTGGACTACGTCGCAACGGGTGTCGAGGGAACCGACTTCATGGTCACGATCGGCGTGACGCTCCCCAACGATACCTATGAGGTCTATTGGGCCCCCAAAGGCGTGGCACTGATCCCAGTGCTCGATCTCCCCGACACGCTCGCAGGCGATCGCACGACGACACAGTTTAGGGTGATCACGAGCTCCGCGCTGACCGCGGGCGACATCCTCTCGTTTTTGGTGTTCCAAGCATGAGGTAGTCCATGGCGATCAAGTCTCTCTCCTCCAACACGCTGACCGTTCCCAACGGAACGGTTTCTCCGACGGTGATCTCGTTCAATGGAGATCCGACGGGTGGTGGAGGTGTTGCGGCGCCATTGGGCTCGTTCCTCATGCGCACCGACAATGGCTCGATCTACGTGAAGACGGGCGCGGCGGCTACGGCGTGGACTGTGGTACCGCTCACTGGAGGAGCTCAAGCAGGTATCGGCCTGTTTGGTACGGGCATCGATGGAGCGTTCACGTTCGATGGCGCCGCTACGCTGACGACTTGGAATGGCGTCGCCATTGCGCCCGTTGCTAACGTCTACTCGCTAACCCAAGACATCTTTCTCACGACTGGAACCGTCAATGGTGGCATCACGGTCAAGATGAACGGCTTCCGCATCTTCGCTTCAACGAGTCTTGGCGGAGCCGGCACGATTCAAAGCAACGGCACCAATGGCGCTGTGGGTGGTGCTGTTCTAGGCGGCAACGGTGGAGCGGCTCCATTTACGGGTGGGTACTTTGTCAATCCAAACGCTGGCGGCAATGGCGGCAGTTCTGGATTCGGCAACGGTCAATCACCAGCAGGTCTAAACCCAACTCCATATGGGTTTAACGCGGCTGCGGCTGCGGCGGGCGCCAACGGCAATTCACCGAGCGGTGGCGCTGGTGGTGGTGGTGGTGGTGGATCGGGCGGACAAGGTGGTGGACTCACACAGTCAAACGCCAATGATGGCGGATTCTTCATGTACGAGCGGTTGATCACCGGCAAGAATACGGCCTATGCAAACCTCAACTTGGCTGGTGGTAGTGGTGGTGGCGGCGGCGGAGCAGCCGGTAGCGGCGGCGGTGGTGGAGGATCGGGTGCAGGCCCTGTTGCGGTAGCAACCGCCAAGATTTTGGGCACGCTTGCATTCCAGGCCAACGGCGGCAATGGTGGTGACGGCAATGTGGGTGGTGGAGGTGGTGGCGGCGGCGGCGGTGGAGCCACGATGATTTTGCTCACCACTTCAGTTGCTGCCGGCGTAACGACAACCGCAAATGGTGGAACGCATGGGTTGGGCACGGGCGGCTTAGCGAATGGTGGCAATGGTGCGGCTGGCAAGATCATCATCGCGCCGCCGTGATCTCCGTAGCGCGTGATACAAAGAGGCATGTCCCGAAGACCACGCGAACAACAAGCCCAAGATCAACTCGAGCTCCCACGCATTCCGACCTTCGGCAGTTCCGATGCACATCCGGCTCAACCCGAGCCGGAGAGAGGCGTCGTGGAGGTGTTCACCCTAGATGACGCAAAAGCCAATGTTCAGGCTTCGGACATCGCACAGAAGTTTGGCGAGCTTGTTCACTCGCTCCACGAGACAGCGCGGCAACGCGACGAGCTCGCGCAGGAGCTCGAATGGGCCAAGGGATGCGAACGGACGCAGGCCGAAACCGTCCAACGGCTCACGGAGGAGATGAATCAGGTCCGCGTCGACGCCGAGGCGCACATCAAGGCTGAGCTCGAAGTGATGAGCAGCCATCTCGAGGGTGTCCAAGGCGAACTTGCAGCGTCAACTCTCGCGAAGGGTGACCTCGAGTATCAGCTCTCTCAGCTGCGTGATCGGCTCGAGAAGTTGACGACCTCGAAGGTCTACGCGTTCTACCCGAGTAGGCCGAACACGCCACGCGTCTACGTGCTTGCACCGACGATGAGTGATGCCGTGATCAAGTACGAATTTGCGCTACCCGATCATCCGCTGGGACAGATCTCCGTCGCCGTCGACAAGTTCATCTTGTGATATTCTCCAAGGATGCTTCAATCCTTGAAGGATCTCCTCGGTAGTGAGCATGGCCTCTTGGCGATGCTCCTCATCATTGCTGCGACCGTCCTCGTCGGCGTCGGCAAGATGACGATCGACAACTGGCAGACGATGGCGGAATGGGTCTTCACCGCGTTTGGCGGAACCCATGCTGTGGTGGCAGTCGCCGACGCGATGAGCTCGAAGAAGCCTGACGCGCCAGCGGAGACGGCCAAGTGAGGACCCCAGTCACCGTACGACTGATCGCCGCTTTCGCCGCGCTCATGATCGTCGCTTCGTGCGGACCGAGCGCCCGTGAGAAGACACTTCGAGGAACGTTTGCAGCCATCGACGCGAGCCGCAAGGCGTTCACCACATGGGATCTCAAGCACCAAGAGGAGATCGTTGCGAAGGCTCCGAGCCTCATCGAAGGCCGAACGCAGATCGACGCGTATCGAGCCGAGCGCAAAGCTCTCCTAGATGCATTCATCGTCGCGTATCGGGCTATCGCGATTGCTGCTGTCGCACAAGACAACGGCTCGCTCATGGATGCGCTCGCTGCGGGCAAGGCACTTGCCGACGCGATCAAGAAGTTGACTGGCGGATCGCTTCCTTAGGTCGCGAATACTCGAAGTGGTTGCAGCTGATCCGCTTCCTGATCAGCTTCCCTTCCCTGCACAGCTTGGCGAGATACGTGAAGAGATAACGCTCCCAAGTTTCTCCGTAGACCTCGAAAACGCGGTCGCGAAGCACGCCGTAGGTGACCGGGAACCGTCCGACGCATTCGAGAATGACGTCGGGGAGAACCTTCTTGTGGATGTGTGGTCGTCCCTTGCCGAACCTGTCGCCGTAATTCCTTGTCTTGGCCCTGCATTCTCCGCAGAAGTTTAGGAAGTCTTGATGGAAATGAGGTCGTCTACGTGACCTTCCACATCGAGCGCAAGTCATCTTATGGCAGTGTTCCTTGAACAGCTCAGCTTCTGCGCATCGATAGCAAAGATCTAGGTGATGAGTTAGCGTTCTCGTTTTGAGTCTAGGTCCTCCGCATCGAGCACAGTCGGGTTTCACTAGGATCAATCCTAGATCGGCCCTAGGAGAGTCTCCTCGCGATCTGCTAACCTTGAGACATGTGGAAGCTAGCTCGCAATGCTCTGTCGATGTTCTCAGCGACGGTGACCGGCCTCGAAGCGATCGGACTGCTCTCGCACACGACCGGCGACAAGACGCAAGACGCGCTCTCGGCGATCGGTGCGATCGTGACAACTCTCGTCGAGGGATTCCAAGGCAAGGTTGATCCCAAGGCGATCGAAGACGCGATCAACACGCTCACGGCCGACATTTTGGCCAACGATAACAAGGTCGATCAGGATCTCGTCGACAAGTTCAGGTCTGGACTGTGAGCCAAGTAGTCAACATCCACTTGGTTCCGGGCGACGTCGCTCCTCGATATGACTCACCGATCGAAGAGATCAAGCTCGAGCACGTCACCATCACCGAACAGGGAACGCAAAGCCATCTGCCGATGCTGGATTTCGTGATGACCGGCGCAGACGGCAAGCGATACCTGATGGTGATCACCGGACGGATCGCCAATTCGATCTCTGCGGCCGTGAAGGGAGTCAACATGCGCAACCACGGGACGCCCGAACCGTGACCCGCCTACCCAAGTTTGAAACCGTGATCGCGCGGGGCAAACGCAAGCTGATTCGCAAGGAACGCCACGCAGCACGGATGCGACGCAAAAATCGAAGAGGATGGGCCTGATGTACGGACTCGATACCGCATCGGTTGATTCGAACCCCAAACCCAATTGGACGCTCGCAAGGAAGTACGCCGATTGGATCTACCTTCGGCGAAGCTTTTGCTACTGGAACGGTACTAGGTACATCGCGAGCGAAGACACCTACTACAAGCGTGATGCGCAGCCCGCGCGCGATGCCGGATTCGTCGTCGGTGCGTACCTGTTCCCGGGCTACTGGCAAGGCGCACCATCGCCCGAGGATCAGGTCAAGGTGTTCGTCGATGCTGCGGGCGACATCGTCAAGGGGAAGGACTTCATTCCAGCA